CACTCAAGGTTACATGATCATCGGATTATAATTCAAGGACATACACTGTAATCACAAGAAACAACACTACAATCAAGAACATCACCGTGATGTCGACACAAGACGCAAACACCTAAAGAACAGCCATTCCAAGTAGCCACGACTATCCCCGACGTATATCCGTTCCTTGTATGAATCTGTACACCCCTGTAAAGTGAGAAGCTCTTCAAAGTGTGCGTACTCTTTGGTACACCGTTCACCATCCAAGATGTTTGCAAAGTACGTGCACCCGTCGTTCTCTATAGAATCTATCCATTGCATCTGGGTCTTCACAAAGAAACCCACGTCACGGAGACGTGAGGTCTGGTTTCCCCCCGAACCCACGATGAACTTGAAGTTGATGTAGACGACGGCTTCACCGTAAACTTGTTTACCGTCAAAGTTTTCGGTGAAATCGTGAATGTTGCCTAGTGTGCGTCGCTCGACCAGACGCACGTCTTGGTCATACAACCCAATGGGTCGCACGTGAAAGCGCACAGGTGGACAAGGTTTAGACACCTCGACACCTGTGGCCTGTCGTATCTGGTCGCGTTGGTAGTCTTCGTAGACAGTACTCGCTGCATTTTCACCAAAGTACTCCTTCTTTCGTTCTTGTGTCCACTCGTATCCTCTTAACATGCATTACAAAAGTTTCAAATCTCTAATAATCTTGTGTACCACGGCGTATGCAAGGTCGAAGGGCATGCGTTTCCGGGCAAATTCCCTGTATTGTGGTAAAAATAAACTCCATGTATCCTTCCTCTTCTCTGCGAGGTATGTGTTAAACCTCAAAGCAATCTCGCGTTCGACCTCCTCCGTGAGCGCCACCCCGTGCACGCACAGCGTCGCATAGGTGCGACTCGAGTGCTTCCCCCTGTACACCTCTTCGGGCGCGTACTTCATCGAGATGGGGGTGCTGCAGTCCAACGCGTGCAACGTGAGCCCCGTCAACCCCCTGGGTTCCTGGTCCTCGACGTATCGAGTGATTTTCACACCTGGATTCACAGGAAGGTCGTAGATGTCCCCGCCGATGATCCATTTCTCCGAAGCACGCATCGTGAACGTTCGCACGTCCCCACCTGGGACCCGTTCCCATGGAACCTCCTGCACCTCGAGCGGCCCTGTCGTTGCCTTTTCAAAGGAGAACGCCACCACGGCCGTGCTCGTGTCCGGAAAGACCTGCTCCTCGAAACAACGCACGTGGGTTATTGTGTACCTCTGCATGAATGCGTGGCGGCATTGAAAATCCACGTCCCGGGGTGAGAGGAAGAACCCCACAGGAATGATGAGGAGACCGCCAAGACAATCGTTCAACGAGTGCATGAAACACTTGTACAAGTCATTGGTGTCGTACTTTTCAAAGTACGTCTTGTCCCCCGTTTTGTTCCTCGCCAGATATGGTGGGTTCGTTATCACCCACGATCCCGTGTATTCCGGTGGGTCCAGGAGGGTGTCCCTCTTCTTCACCCTCGCATCCTTTGGTTCGAGGTCGTACGCCTCACACGTGTACCCGGCACCCAGCCAGTCGAGGAGGTCCCCCTGCCCCGCGAACGGTTCGACCACTCTCGCCCCGGGTGGGGGTTTCGCCAATCCCTCTAAAATGTATCCATGATTCACCGTATAAAACTGACCCCTCTCTTTCTTAGATGACATACATTAACAAGTGCGTTTCCGTTTTAACTCGCCTTCCATGTTCATTTTTTCCAATTGGACATCCAAGATGAATTTTTTAAGACCCGATGGCAACATACGCCAGTACAGCGGCAAGTCGCTCTCGTTGTAGTGGTCGCGAAGGTACTCCGGCACGTGGCACAGGACCCGCCCAGTGGCCAACACGAGGTGGTACACGTCGACCGCGGTGCCCGTGATGTACCGGTACGCAAACGTATCTGGAAATTTCCGACAAAAAGCTTTGGTGTAGAGAAACATTATTTTATAAAGAAAATTTTGTTTTTAAATCCCCAGTGTCCCAGATAGTTGGGGGGGGTCCCCTATATTCTTGTACCATGGTGTGCCCGGCGTGCTCTAAAAACTCATACATCGCGGCAAAAAGGGGTCATATCCAGTGTGTCCGCGAACACAGGGAGTGGGACTCCCGAACCCTGTGCGGGGCCATTCGGTCGAGGTCCAGAGAGGTGTATGACCAGGTCAAGGCACTCGAACCACCGATCATGCACACACCCGCCACACTGATTGTTGAAAATGCCGCGAAAGTGGGTTGGTTGGATGTGGTACAAGAACACATCGATTTGTGTCATGATGTCATGAAAATTGCCATAATATCTTTACAATGTGGCCACTATGAACTGTCCAAATATATTTTAGAAAAACTTGACAGAGACACACTCAACCAAGCGGAACACAAACTTTTTTACTCCGCAGTGATGGGTGGGAATCTGCAGTGCATCGACATGGTGAATGACATGTACGAAAAAAACCTATGGACCACAGCCCCACCAATGATGCTCTATGCAGCGGCGGTGTCGAGTAATAAACCATCCGTGTGGGACATTCTCACCCGGTGCAACCCCCCGACGGAGCAGTACCTCGTATCGAGTGCGGTGTACAGTATGGAGTTGAAAAAGTACACATCCGCCAAGGTGGTTACAAACATTGCCACGACGCTACACGTCCCCCTCCCACCACAGTTGAAAACGATGTGCATTCGCGTGAGGGATGTACACATGCTACGTCTCCTCTATAGAAACAACGAAGAGTGGCCAGTAAATTTCTCACAGGTATTAGAATCTCAAATAGAAAAAGCTGGTCCCAGAATACGTGTGTTCCTCCAGCAGATGCGAGAATTTGCAGAGAGTTGTGGTGCGGATAAAATAGGGGAACTCATGCGCATCATCAATGATGTAGACATACCTCCGGCAAAGAGACAAAGATTTGAAACACTTGTAAAATTATTTTAGAATAAATAACCCCCAGTCGTCCCAACCCCATGAAAGACTCGAACGCATCATGGTGTGTAGTACATGCCTCAACACGTTAATAGCTGCCAGGAAGGGCCACAGCGAGTGTATGTACCACTGTGCACGGTTCTGTGGTTGGCACAAAGACACGGCGGTCGGTGCCATCGAAGCAGGGCATCGACGCATGTATGATGAAATCTGCCAGGGTAGACACATCGCCCCTCAGATACTGAAAGAAGGGTTGGCCGCAGCCTCCCTCGCGTGGGAAGACGTCGTGGATACCGCCGTGTCGTTACTGGAGAAGCGTGATATCCTGGAAATAGTGATGCGCACCATCGTTGCTGGACACACCCGACTCGCGGAAAAGCTCTTACGCGAACACTTTCGTAGGGGCGACGACGACGCCAGGTCCAGAGGATTTGAACAGGCGGTGCTTTCGGGCAAGGTGGACGTGTGTGTATGGGCCGAGTACTTTTGGAAGTTCACGGAGGAGGACTTCGCGTTCAATAGAAAGGTGCTCATCGTGGACGCGATACGGTCCAAATCGTACCAAATGTTGGAATACGTCGTCGACCGTGTGGGTCTACCACGGAACCCGAACGTGGTATTGCGACACGTCGTCGGCAACTGTGAAGATTATTACATGTTTAGGTTTATATGGGACAATATTGGAGACAAATCAGTCGTGGAGCCGAGTTTGAAAAATTGGTGCATCGAGAAGAATAGAATGGAAGTGCTCCGGTGCATACACAAAAGCGTGCCCACCTGGCCTGAGACCTTTTTAGAGACAGCGAGACGTGGTCGCCAGACCGAGTTGCGTCGCTACCTCATCAAATATGCAGAGGAGCACGGGGCGTTGGAGGTGCATGTGTGTAAGAAGAGAGCCCTTCACGAGATGATGGAAATCATAGATGACGCGGGCATGGCCGAAGGTCAATACATCAAGGTGTGTCGACTCATGCGAGACCTACATACTGAAAATTTTCCACGCACTTAGTAGTAATATGTACACTTTCTTAGGTCAAGTGCTTCTCAACCTTCTCTTTCAAACCAATCTCGCCCTCGTGATCGCGGACCGCCCCGACGTCGAAGAACATGTGCGACGAAACATTCTCCTGTACGTGGTCGCCTCGTTCGGTCTCATTCTCTCATTGGCTTTTGCGAACGCATCTCAACCGGTGCGACTCCTCCTTTTGACAGCCTTCTCCGCGGTTACAGGCGCGCTCATGTCGCAGAACCGCCCTTCGAAAGAGGTACTTCGGGACGTCGTGGCACTGTTCGTCGCCTTTCTCGTCACAGGTGTGGCGAGCGCCGCCCTAGGGTTAGACCTTCGTTCTATGTACATCGCCCTCTTCATCGGTCTGCTCGCGTTGGTCGTCATGCGCGTGTTCAACAGGGGTATGAATCTCGCGACGTTGGGGACGTTCTTGTTTGGACTCTTTGTCATCGTGGACACAAATGCTATATTACAAAAAGACTACAATGGTGATTTCGTACAAGCCACCTTGGATTACTTTTTAGATTTCATCAACCTTCTGTCTTTCGTTGAAGAGGACAATTAGTTATGTGTGGTTCGTACGTTTTGTTTTCCAAGACACACCCGTCTTTTGATATCACTACACGACGTGCCTGAATACATCCCATGCACTTATAGTATCGACGATGCACACCCGTCTTTTGGTTGATTTTGTCTCCGTACACTCTCCAAACAACCCGACGGGCCTTTTGGACCGGAACGTACCTCGACGGCAACACGTTCGTCTCTAAAAATCTAAGAAACTCATGGTCCTCCGGTGAGAACATGTCCCAGTCCATGTGTTCCATCTTTCTTTTTTTTCTACCTCCATAACAGAGATGGCCACATCACTGGGGGATTTACCTAAAAAAACTCAATATGTTATTGTGGATTCCAACTTTGTGACGGGCACGAATAACATATTTAGTGTGAACCTGACCAATATGGAAGATATGCAAAAAGTCATCGGTATAAAAATGGTTGATTTCTACCTGACACAAATCGGGGAGAACGACGCAAATCTCAACACCAATGTGGCCAAGTTTGTCGACGTGCTCTGTCCAGAGATTCCAAAGGTGGCGCAACTCGTGGATGACCGAAACGGTCTCGTGTTCGCGCGAGTCCCCCTCGAGCGACACTTTTCCGGGTCCAATGGGGTGGTCATCAGAGATAAACAGTGGAAAGCCTTCCCGCGCCAGACGCACTTGTTCAACCCACTCAACATAAAATTTTTAAATTTTGAAATCTATGAATATCAAGACGATGGCGACTACGTCCTTTTACAACCCGATGCTTCGTGGCACATGATTTTAGAGATTACAACGATAGATGTCAAAGAAAAACCTAAAGACAAAAACGTACAAATACTTCACGCCCTCGATAAACTGTGTTCAAAGATTGACGAACTCAACGCGACACTGCCGACAGTGCAGACGCACCAAAAACGTGACAAGTGGCCTTTCGGTTACTTACTAGTGCTCATCGCGTCCGTGCTCGGTGGCTGGCTTTGGTTCGTCGGTAGGTCGTCGTAGAATGTCTTCTGTTTGTCCTGCTTTTGCACACTCTTGATGTGCCAGAGCGCCAATCCCGGCTCGGCCGGCAACGCCTGCACGTTTCCACCCGAGACGGTTTCATGAAGTCCTCCTTGCCACTTGATGACGCCGTTATTCTTGTAGTAGCGCAACTGGAAATCGGGCCAGTTAATCCACCCCGTGTTGGTGACTTGGAAGTTGTGTCGCGTGTAAAACGCCTCAGTGGCCCCTGGGCAGATGTTCATTCGGGGCACGGCCAAGATGTCGCCGTCAAACTGTTTGATGTTCTTGATGAGTATCTCCTGTGGCATCTCGTCGGCGTCGAGGACGAACACGTAGTCTCCCTTACACAACGACGTGTGATGGTTTCGGTGTTCGGCAAAGTTGCCATCAAACTTGCGTTCACTGTACGTGATGCCAGCCTTGTGCCTCTCGAGCACGTGGCGCACCTCATCCGTCGCCTTGCCGGAATCGACGAGGACGTTGATGTCATCTCCATCCTCCTTCACCTCGGTGAGAAAGTTCAACAGACTGTCCAACTCCCGGGCTTCATCACACACACAGATGGCGTAGGTGATGGTCATGATTACTATTTGAAATATAGATTCCTATGTTTAAGTATTAATAAACACGTCCACGTCGCCACATCTCCCCGTAATCGTTCGTACCAGGGATGTCGCAATTGTCTGCGCCTCGCGCATCGTTGTACTTACACTTGACAAACTTCACCTTACCGAACTCGATGTATTCATCAGATGTGTGGACCCCTACACCACAGTCCGCGGGGTGTGTGCGCACATAGTCTATGGCTGACTGCATGTACACCCCCGGTCCAGTGACGTACAGACAGTCCAGACCGTAGTGGTCGTGTTCGATATTGAATATCATGGTATCTATGTACTTTTTGGTGATTGGGTGTCCGGGGACTGTGCCTATGAGTGCGTTGTACATGCACAATTGATTCGGCGGACAGTCGACGACGCAGTAATAGTCGTGCGATGACGGTAAGGCGTGCAGACACACCTGACGCAGGTCGGAATACCACCCACCCTCCTTGTACAAAATAAGCTGTCGCGCGAAATCGCATTTGAATGCGTACGGCTTCACCTTTTTGTACGCGGCGAGTGTGCGCGCGTCAAAGTATTCCTGGATGTACTGTTCGATGTCTTCACCAGAGTACCACACAACCTCGTACTTTGGATTCAAATGGTACCATGTCTCAATCGCCTGTGTAAGTTCTTCGTTAAACTCTGGAATCTTACCGTCATCGGTGATGATTATTTTATGAATCAATTTTGGAATCATTCGCGTTGATTACAAATGTGTACTAATTTTTTAAGTCGACTTCTTAACCGTGGTGCTGCTGCTGCTGCTGCTCACCTTTTTCTTCGTCGCCGAGCACTTGCACACGCCTTCCGGACCGGCGGGGCCAGGGGGTCCAGCGGGTCCAGCGGGGCCGTCGGCACCGGGCTTGCCTCGCACACCTGCGGGGCCTTGAGGACCTGGCGGGCCTTGCGAAACTTCACCCGAAGAACCCGAAGACACAGCCTCGACGAGCTTGCCGAGGATGGTGTACAAGCGGTCCTTGTCCACACGCGTGCGTTGAAGTTCGGTCGCGATTTCTTGTTTGAGGGCGTCCATCGTTATTATACATAAAGCGTAGATAATCTTTAAAATTAAAATGATCATCATCGGTCCCACCAAACTCTCTGGCATCGGGCAGCATGCATCGAAATACGTCGACATGTTTCCCGATGGGTCCTACCATGTCTTTGGACAGGATATTCCAGAGGCCGAGTACGGTCTGTTGTTCGCCATCCCGGTGTCTCCTGTGCTCGAACAGATTCCGTACTTTAAGAGTCGCGTGAAACACCTGGCCTGCATGACGGTCTGTGAAACCACCGAGGTACACGAAGACTACGGCCTTCTGTTTAAACATTTCGACCGAGTCGCCGTGCCGAGTGAATTTTGCCAGGAGGTCCTCTCGCGTCAGTTCCCCGACACGGAGTTCTACGTCGTGCACGCTCACCTCAAAGTACCGGACACGTACACGTTCTATCACATCGGAAACATCATGGATGACCGCAAACAGTTTCACAAAATTCTTGAAGCCTTCGTGCGCCTGAATGAACCATCGTCGCGCCTCCTGGTGAAGGCTACGTGCGTGAAAGATGTGCACATCAAACTCCCACGCGTGGAGGTCATCAATGGACTCATCTCCGATGACGAGATGGAAGAACGGGTCCATCGTCGTGGGGACTGCTACGTGTCTTTTTCAAAGAGTGAAGGCGTGGGGATGGGCCCCGTCGAGGCCGCACTCAGGGATAAACCCGTCATCGCCACAGATTTCGGTGGGGCCCCTGAGTACGTGAAGACGCCCTACCTGATACCGTGTGAACTTCAAGAGTTGGAGATGGATGATTTCTTGTTCAAAAAGGGCACCCACTGGGGCAAACCCGACCCCGACAAACTCTTGGAATTCATGAGAGATGCTTTTGAGAAGCGCCTGCGGTACATGGACCACACGCACACGAAAAATATAGTGTCAAAGGATGCCGTATTACATGAGTTCTTCAACGATGTAATTCGTCCCCAACACAAGAAGGCCGATGAATAGTGTGCCCTGGAGCATGCTGTCCTTCTGGCTGATGATGAACATGATGAGGTCGTCGACCGCACCGACGCCCGTGCTCTTTGTCGCAACCTTTGGCATCAGGGTCACGATGGCAATGTAGAGAGCCATGGCCACGATGACCGGTCGTAGGTTTTCTTGGTCAAGAAACATTTAATAAAAAGTGAGAAAAAAAGCCCCAGTGTTTCTACATGTGTGCATAATGGGACACACATCATGGATACGACCCCACCACCAGCGCCTCGCAAACGACGGATTCGATGCCCCTTCGATGACCCGGAACACATCCAAGTGAAATACATCGAAACCAAGGTGTACGATAGTGGACACGTCGAACACACCACGAGTCTGCGCATTTATGTGCGGCGTGATGACATCTTGGACGACGATGATATATTGTACACCGCCACTGGATACTCATATCTGGGGGGGAACACACTGCGCGCACTGGAGACTCGTGGACACGCCATCTCCGTATACGACCGACGCATGCACACGCACAAAGAGGAACGTCCCGACATCAAGTTTCATCAACTTATTTTAATAAAAATCAAAGAGTAATGTGCTTTTTACAAAATCCATTGCAACTCGCTTTAAATCTACACGACTGCCCCGACTTGGTCTTCCCCTGACAAAACCCACCTGCGGAGATCCTCTTTTTTTTGGTCGATACCGAGGACGCCGACGTGAGCACGGACACGCTACGCGCCGACCTCTGCTCACGCATTTCGCGCGCCTTTGCGACACACCGCCACGTCGCGTTCGCGAGACGCACGCACTGTTCGGAGACGTCCGTGGTTCCGTAATGCTTCTGTGCGTCGTTGAGCATTCGGTCCCACGAGGCGTCACGCACGATGTGCATGATGCATCTTATATTATTTACGCGTCTTCTTCTTAATTGGTATCTTTATGGGTGAAGTCCCCTGTTTCGGTCTCTTTGGGGACACGGGTGGGGAGATTCGCACGAGTAGCCCTTTCATGTTAATCTGTTGACGCAACATGTGCACGTTGATGTCGCCGTCGAGGTACTTGTTCGCAGTCGATGGGGCCCTATCGATGAGTTTCATGGCTTCGCGCGTCTTCTTGTTCGCATTCGCGATGTTCCGACGTAACCACTTGTACTTTTCCATAATAAATACCTACTATTTTTTTACCCTTCGGCTATGGCGGTGAGGTACAGGTCGACGTCCCCTTTAAATTGAGGGCATTTTTCCAACGTTCTCTGGGTCACCTCACTCTGCACCCCGTAGACTCGTTTTTTAAACTCTTGCAAGTCTATGCCGGTCGCGTTGTGAATCTCCTGTTCGGAGGCGATGTCTTTCGCCGCCGTGAGGTAGGCCATCGCGTGATTCGCGTGGACGACGCTGTGTAAGGGGGACCCGTCCTGTTGCGCCATTGTCGCGTATTTCGCGGACCTTTTCATCAACGTGTCTATGGTCTTCGTCTTCCCCCGTCTCGCGTTTTGGGCGACGATGCACCCTGTGCACACCACGAGGAGGAGGTAGAGGTACATCTTCTAAAATAAGCCCCAGTTTTTTTTAATGCATTGTAAACTGAAAAAAAGGGGAAGATGCACATTCAACAGTGCCACGGTTTGAATCATGGAGATTTTTATAAATTTATTCAAAAACATAGACCAGACATTTTACCATATTATGAGACCCTCCACGTACTCAAAATTCACCCAGGTGACCCCTATGAACGGGTGCTCTCGGTGGAACAGAAGAAAACATTAGATAAATATGGCCAGTTCGTCTTAGCATACGCACAAGTGTCTAGGGTGAGTCCCACGATGGCCACACTCGAGTGGTTCGAGACGCGGGTGCACGGGCACGGGTTCGCCACCCACCTCCGCCGTCGCTTGCGTCGGGAGTACGGAGACGTTCTTCCACGAAATATAACCCCGGACATGGCTCCGTACTGGTCCAAGGAGTTGGGATTCGACCACGAGGACGTGGACCCGGTACAACACACACATCTTCTCTGTGGGTCCGATGTGAAACACGTAGACTGGTCAGTGATTAATAACATTTCGATTACATAAAGAAAACCACCATTATTTCACCAGAGTACCGACGATGTCCTTCAAGCACAACTACCTCAAAAACCTTTTCCTCAGCGATGCGTACGCCAACGCCCTCTTCCAAAAGGTTATGGAGAGAGAGAGTGAGTCGCCGAAGTTCACCGACAAGACCCTACGTCGCGTCTGGAAAACCCGAGATCTCGAGACGGACCACGACCTGAATGAAATCGTAACCACCATCGAAAACGGTGACTGGGACATCGGCATTGACACGGCGCGCAATGTTTTGGTGTATTCGACCGAGTCGTGTAAGAATTTCGTAGAAAACTACGGTGATTTCCACTCGAACGGGAACATCTCTTTCGTGATGGAGGATGACGACCCGGAGGAATTAATCATCACCCACGACCTCGGTGGTGATGGGTCATCCTTGTTCGTGGACGTCTGTCCGTACCTCGGAGAGGAGTACCCACACGTCCTTCGAGACCTCGAGCGCAAAATTCCAGATAGCGAAGACTCGACGCACAAGTACGTCCTCTTAGTGGACGAGTGTAGCGTGGAATCGTGTGATTGGGAAGACCTCGTGGACATCTTCGACCAACACGACATCGTCCTCGTGTCTTTTAAGGAATTAATGATGTAATAAATCAAAAGTGATGATTTTTTCTTGGCACCATCAATGTTTCCTGTGTTCGAACCCCATCGACTTGCGACCCGAACCTGAAAACTGCTACGAAATACTCGCCTATTATCACTATAGATTCATCTACAATCCCATCCCCTTGTTTATGAATAGGATGTACCTCAAATACATTGGCAAAAGGATGCGCAGAGTATGCACGTATTGCTTTTTCACATATAAACCTGTACCATTAAAGGTGCTTCGTGATAGAGAGATTGGTCGCGCTACAATACGTGCATCTAGAATAAAACCATTGAGTGTCACTTTGGAAGAGTTGCAAACCTGGCTCAAAGGGATGCCCAAATTTTTTTATATCACACATATGTAAATACATGTCCCGAGAAGAAAAAGTGGATGCTATTTTAGGAAAAATTAGAAATAAAGTGGACACGATTCATAAAAGAGTCAAACGCCAAAAAGCACAGGCAAATAAACTCGTCATCATCATGGGGTATGTGGGAAACCAAAAATTATTGAAAAAAGAGGAGAAAAAATACAATCAACTCGCGCAAAACATATCAAAAGACACCGATGAACTAAAAAATATCATGAATGTTTTCAAAAAATTCTTCAAAACATCACAAAACTATACGGACCAGGAAATAAATGGTATGTATCGCGATAATTTGACAAACATTATAAACTACGTCAAGACGTGGTCGTGAAAGGCGTCACTTCTCGACGCGAGTCATGGGTGAACACATTCAAAAACTCACGCACATCGAACACATCCTCAAGAGACCCGACAGCTACGTGGGCCCCGTAGAACAGAGCAGGGAACAATACTGGGTGCTCGACGGCGATGCGTTCGTGAAAAAGTGTGTGCAGTACAGCCCGGCGTTGTTGAAAATCTTTGACGAGATTCTCGTGAACGCCATCGATCGCAACTCCATGTACCCGAAGGGCGTGACGACTATTCTCGTGGATCTGGACAAGACCACGGGTGCCGTGACCATCTCCAACAACGGCCCTCTCGGGGGTATCTCCGTGCGCGAACATCCGACGGAGGGGTGTTGGAACCCTGAGCTCACCTTTGGACACCTTCTCACGAGCACCAACTACGACGACACGCAGAAACGGATCGTCGGTGGACGGAACGGCTACGGTGCCAAGCTGGCGAACATTTATTCCTCGCACTTTGAGATTACAATTAAAGATGGTGAAAACAAATTGCTGTATACTCAAAGTTGGGCCAATAATATGACACGATGTGCCCCACCAAAGATTAAAAAATTTCAAGGTGCCACCTCAGTCGTGAGCATCACCTTTGTGCCAGACTGGAAAAGATTTGGTATGCAGGGGATGACGGATGATATTTATGAAATTTTTCAAAAACGTGTGTGGGACTCAAACATATGTACCAGTGCCAACTGTAAGGTGAAGTTTCAAGGCGAGTCTCTGCCGAAGATGTCGTTCGACAAGTATGCAAAGATGTACACACAAACAGACGCCATCGCGAGTGTGTCCACCGACCGATGGTCCGTGTGCATCGCCCCATCACAAGACGGTTTCGAACAAGTCTCCTTCGTGAACGGCATCTGCACCACCAAGGGTGGCACCCACGTGGACCACGCCGCGGGGCAGGTGGCGGCCTCCATCATCGATGAAGTCTCAAAAAAAATTCAACTCAAACCACAACAGGTCAAAAATACATTCTTCATCTTCGTGAAAGCCACCTTGGAAAATCCGTGTTTTTCCTCGCAAGTGAAATCTGAGTGCACCTCGAAAGTGGCCGACTTTGGCAGTCGCTTCGAAGCGCCGAAGACCTTCGTGAAAGCTGCGCTCCGTTCGGGTATTCAGGAAGAGCTCACCACCATGTCAAGGTACAAGGAGATGCAACAATTGAAAAAGACGGATGCAGGTGCGAGAAAGTCAAAAATCACGGGCATCCCAAAGTTGGATGATGCGAACAAGGCGGGCACGGCGCAATCACACAAGTGTACGCTCATCGTCACCGAGGGTGATTCTGCCAAAACCCTGGCCATCGCAGGTCTCTCCGTGGTCGGTCGAGACTACTACGGGGTCTTCCCGCTTCGTGGCAAGTGTAAAAACGTTCGAGATGCATCCGTGAAAGCGTTGACTGAAAACAAAGAGTTTAGCGACCTCAAGAAAATCCTTGGTTTGCAGCAGGGCAAAAACTACGAAGACGTCAAGGACCTTCGCTATGGTCGTCTGCTCATCATGACCGATGCCGACCACGATGGCTCGCACATCAAAGGTCTTCTTCTCAACATGTTTCATTTCTTCTGGCCATCTCTTCTCAAAATTAATTTTGTGGAGAGCATGGTCACGCCAATCATCAAAGCCACCAAAGGGAAAGACACGTTGAGTTTCTACACCGACTACGCTTTCAAAGTTTGGTACGCCAAGAATGTCTATGGAAACTGGAAAATAAAATACTACAAGGGTTTGGGAACATCGACATCACAAGAGGCTCGTGAATATTTTCGAAACATTGAAAAGTTGGTGGTGAAATTCGATGTGGACACCATGACGGATGAATCCATGACACTTGCGTTTGACAAGAAAAAGGCGGATGACCGAAAAACGTGGCTGCTGGACACCTCTCTCAAAGACACATCACAACTGGAAATCCCATACGGAAACATCTCGCGTCTCGGTATCACGGACTTTGTCCACAAAGACCTCGTGAACTTTTCCATGGCTGACCTGAAACGGTCCATCGCACACGTCGCCGACGGCCTCAAACCATCTCAAAGAAAGGTCCTCTTTGCATGTTTCCACAAAAACCTCAAGGATGAAATGAAAGTGGCTCAACTCGCCGCGTACGTGGCCGACAAGAGTGCGTACCACCACGGCGAAGTCTCTCTGGCTGATACCATCGTCAAGCTGGCGAACGACTACGTGGGCTCGAACAACATCAACATGCTCGTCCCGTGTGGGCAGTTTGGTACCCGTCTCATGGGTGGCAAAGACGCCTCACAGACGCGCTACATCTTCACGAAACTGGCACCAGAGGCGCGAAAGGTGTTCCACCCCCTGGACGAACCCGTGCTGCACACACTGGAAGACGACGGTCGCCGCATCGAACCCGAGTACTACGTGCCCGTCATACCCATGGTCCTCGTCAACGGCACGGAAGGCATCGGCACTGGGTTCAGTTCATCGGTGCCACCATTCAACCCGATGGACATTGTGCAAAACCTGGAACGCGCAATTCGTGGTCTCCCTCTCGTGGAGATGCGCCCCTATTACAGAGGTTTCAAAGGCACCATCACAAAAGACGACACCTCGTGGGTGGCGGATGGCATTTACACACACGGCGTGGTCTCCGAGTTGCCCCCAGGCCGGTGGACCCAAGATTTCAAAGAACACCTCGACGACCTCGTGGACAAAAAAGTCATCTCAGGATACACGAACAAATCCACAGTGGAGGACGTGCACTTCGTCATCAGTGGGTACACGGGCGATGATCCAACGAAGGATTTCAAATTGAGAAAAACCATTCACACGTCAAACATGCACCTGTTCCACCCGGTCAAAGGCATTCACAAGTACGAGACACCCGAAGAAATCCTTTCAGATTTTGTACACATTCGACTGGAACATTACAAAAAACGAAAGGCCCATCTCATCGCAGAGTGTGAGAAGAACGCACGGCTGTGCACCCACAAAGCGCTCTTTGTGAAGATGGTGGTCGACGGAAAACTCCGTGTATTCAAGCGCAAGCGAGCGGACCTCGAAGGGGAGATGATTCGACACTTTCCCATGATTGATGGCAAATTCGATTACCTCTTAAACATTCGCACGTACCAGTACACGGAAGAAGCCGTGGAGGAGCTGATGCAACAGGCGGCGCAGGCAGAGCGAGAACTCGTGGCTTTGAAGAAGATGACCCACGTCGACATGTGGCACGCGGACATTAAAAAATTATGAGTCTACAATAAGTATGGGTGAAGCGGCACACGTCGCACTCAGTGCCATCGGCAAACAGGACACCTATCTCCTGTCCAAGAACCCAGAGGACAGTTTTTTTAATTACAATCTAAAGCAACACTCAAATTTCCGAAAGTTTCACAGACATCGCAACATTGGGCCTCCGACAAATCGCGGACCTTCGTGGCCTTTCGGGGAATCTGTGAAAGTGCAGTTCAACCCACAGAGTGGCATGGGCGACCTTCTCTCGAACATGTTCGTCCGTCTCACCCTCCCCGCGCTCGCCGTGGGAGAAAACTACGCGGACCAGGTGGGCAGACACATCTTCTCACACGTCCGCATGTTCGTCGACGAACTTGAAGTGGAAACCTTCTGGGGTGATTGGGGCATCATCTACGACGAACTGTACACTGAAATGTCTGAAAAAGTGGCAAACAGGTTCCTGTTGAACCGAACCCTGGCGTTTGACACGTCGGAAGTCTCGAACAATTACGCCGAGTACAGCTCGGAGGTGGTGGTGCCCATCAACATGTTCTTCTCTCGAAAGTTTGCCTCTGATGAATACGAATCGAATCAACCAAACAGACCCTACTTCCCCGCGTGTGCGTGCCACCGTCAGAAGATTGAGTTCGAGTTCAACTTTCACCCACAAACCTTTTTCGCCAACACGGTGAGCACCCTCACCCTCTCGAGTTTTGACATTATCACGGAAGAAATCAACCTCTCACCAGAGGAACGATTGTACACCATGAACCACCAGGGACTTTGGATCACCGACGTGGTGAAGAAACATCCGGTGCTCACGACGGACCCGTCCCTCACGGTGTTCAAAAACCAGTTGGTGCCGTCGATTCCTGTGAAAACTTTGCACTGGTTTTTCAGGAACACAAAGTTTGAGAACGTGGAAGTGGTGAAAGACCCATCGGAAACAGAGGAAGGCAATTTTTGGATACACAACAGATTCAACTTTAGCTCCAACGTGAACTTTGACCAACTGAACACCTTCTTCGACCCGGTCATGGACAAGGCACGATTCTTCATCGAGAACAACCAACTACCGAACATCACGTCTTCGGACCACACCTACTTTAAATACTACGTACCCTACGAGAAACGTTTGTCGCGTCCCATCAGAAATATATACTCGTACAGCTTCTCGATGAATCCGATGAACGTGCAACCATCGGGAAGCTTGGATTTTAGTGCACTCCAGTCGAACAGAACACTCATCGAGTGCGAACTCTTGCCGACGAATGAAACATACTCTTTACACATGTATTACACAGGGTACGAGGCGTTCAGATTTGAAGGTGGGTTCATGTCCCGTGCTTATTAGCCAACAAGGCGGTCTTATGTTCCGCCATGAACGAAATGATGTCATTCTTAATGCACCATTTGATGAAATTCAACTGCGCCACCGTCGTTTGAATTTCCTCAGATGTCCCAGGAATCACGTAGCTAATCTTTTCCGTTCGACAGAACGGGTCGAATAATTTTTTACTGTACCCCAAGAGGGAACTCTTGTACGCGGTGTGCACACTGAACACTTTTCCATCGTCAGTCTTGTAGGAGGTGTGATGTTTCTTTGCGTAGTTTGTGATGAACCATTCCAAATTTCTCAAGGAGATTCCAGATTTTTTATGTAAAATGTTCACCAGTGTAGCTTTATTCTCGTCGTCGTTGTAAAATGCATTGATGGATGATAGCAGAATATCGGACTTACTCATTGAATAACATACTATTTAAATCTATAAGCTTCTTTTTATCCTGTTCCTGACACGCTGGACACATGGGATCGTGAAGGATATCCATCCCATGCGTGTGCGTCGTCGATGTGTCTATGAATACGGGTTGAAGCTTTTCTCGTTGGTACAGGTGCATGGTACAATAGCCGTGGTGCGTGCCCTTCCTCGTACATCGGACACCATCCTTCTTCACCCCCTTGCATCTCGACCGGTCCGTGAATTCAGGGACATCGCGAAGCAACAGGTCTTTCGATATGCCGTGATGCTTCGCGACGTAGTTGATGTAGCCGTCTAATTTTTCATTGTACTCTATCGTCAACGCACCTACCCTGGCCGAGACCCTCCGCTCGACCTCATCCTCCATCATTTTCGCGATTTTCTGACTGAGTTCCTCCATTACTCTTAGAAAGCTCGAATTTTTTAAATAAGTCCGTGATGGTCGTCTTCGGCTTCGCCGGTGCCCTTTTTTTCTTTGGTGGTTTATTTTTTTCTATGATTTCACCAAATATTGTAGACTTTGGTTCTGGTACAAGGGGTTCGAGCAGGTCGCAGACAGGATTGAGGAATTTGTTCACAAAGTAGTAGTGATAATCCACCTGGATATCGTCGTGCTCTTTCACGTATTGTGGGTCCTCCGCCTTCTCGAACGCCTTCGCGCGCGGGTCTTCCGTCTTCGTGAGGATGTACGGCACTCGGTCACCGCTTTGTGGTTCCGACCCGGGTTTTCTCTGCCGCATCTTATTATGAACCTGCACGTGCGCCATACTTATGTCCCAGCTCCGGTCCACATCTTTAATGGACACGGGGTTGCCCTTCACCTTGTACGTATCAGAGAGCGACTGACTTAAGATGAGTTTGTCGTGCGGCACGTCACCGGTGAGGAGCTCGAGTGCGCGGTCCCTGGCCAGTATCTGCGGTGGCTCGGGGTCCGACGACGTTAAGATGACGTCGAGCAACTCTTTACACACCTCACGGACGTGTGGGGTGTTGTCCCGTCGCACCAACTGCAACCCTTTCACGTCGATGTATTTAAACTCCACTTTTCCAGTTTTACCATTTTTTTCCCATAATTTAGCGGCGTAGCGTTTCTTTGAATACAGAATGTATGGCATGTACACCTTTTCCAGTTCAAGGTCGTTGGGTTTTTTAAAGAGACGGGTGCACTGCGACGCAGCCTGCTCTCCGAGCTCCCAACTGTAATCGATGGCATCCTGACCCGTGCGCCCTTGCACGTCGAACTCCACCATCACGGAGTCCGTGTCACCGTACCTCACCTTTGCCCCTGGAAAGTGTTTCTCCACGTAATTCTTCGTCTCTTCAATCATGGACCGCCCCTTGAAAGTCACCGAGGAGGCGATGGCCACGCACGGCAACATCCCTCGCGCAGCACCCGTGAATCCGTAGCAACTGTTCATCGATATCTTGTAGGCCAACTGTTTACCGTTGTACACCTCCTTCATCCCCTGGGTCGTCGCCGCAGCCATGTCTTTTTTGGCTTGTTTACGAAACTGCTTGAGCTCTGCCAAGATGGTCGGCAGCAGACTCGGCACGTTTTGTGCAAATTTGTACGTCTTTCCAGACCCGAGTGTGAACGTCTCGTACTCCACACCCGGGATGTTGCCGTAGCGTCGCTCATCCATGACCAGTGAGGAGTAGCACAGGTTGTGTGCCATCATGATGGATGGGTACAGGGATGCGAAATCGAGCGCCGTGATGGGTGCGTAGTAGGCCCCGGATTGGGCTTCAAGGACGGTGGCACCTTCGTAGCCTTCCTCTGGTAAAGTGCCTTGGTAGATGACTGGGACCAAAAACCCAAGGTCTGCCGCCTTCTTCGTCAATTGCGAAAACACTTTAATTTGCTGACCCCTCTCGACGAGAAAACACAACGGTACTGAAGTGGCTTTCGCCATCTCCAGGAGGTTCACGAGGATGCACAACTTCGAAAGAAGCTTGTGTGGTAGTAGGGTATCTTTGATGCAGTAGTCTGCCACCTCACCGAGCTTTTTCGCATCACCACCTTGAAACCTGGCAAAAATCTCCCTCGGTGGCATGTCCAACTTTTGGTCCCCGAGATAGAGCTGTGCCACGTTGTTCAACTTGTAGCTGTCCAACTTGTACCCCCTTTTCACTTCATGGAACAAATCAAAAATAAAACGTCCACTCATGGGCAAAAGTTTCAACTCGTTATCCCCCAGGGCACTCGACGAAAGTTTCTTGTAGAGCAACTCACACGGCGTGTCTTTGAATTTCCCCAAGTTGTAAAACTCCGGGTTGCATCGACACACCATGGCTCGCTTCATGATGTACTCCAGGTCAAACCCAAAAATATTCCACCCCGTGATGATGTCCACGTCGGCTTTACGAAGATATTTTTGAAACGCCTCTAGGAGTTCTTTCTCCGTGTCAAAGCTCTGCACCCTGTCCCCGTCGGTCTTCTTGTAGCACAGACACACCTCCTCGTAAGGTTCATCGGACCCAAAGTGGCAGAGAGTGAACGCGATCTGAAAACAGCAATCATCTTTGACGTCGGCGTCTGGAAATTTACCAGTGGAACTGTTACACTCGATGTCCACCGATGCCACGACGAACGGGGCGATGTCATCCCTCTTCACAGGTGTGAGCGTCTTCCAGTCGTTGCAGAAGAGGTCGATGTCCACGTTGGCCAGGTACGACCGCACACACTTGTCCCCGGTGTCTAACCATCCCGTACTCTGAATCCCAGTCCGATGCATGAGACGCAACACCGGGTCGAGGTTGGCTTCGTACACCCGCAACTTTGTCGGTCCTCGAGACAGTTTCAAAGGGTATTTCAAAATATTTCCCATGTATCGTCGCATCTCGAGGTTCACAAAGTCCAGGCGCATGAATGGAAACTCCTCGTTGTTCTGAAACCCCCACACATCTTTGGCCTTCTTTAAACCGTAGCCCACGAGACACTCAGGACACCGCTTGTCAAGTGCGTGGTAAATCTCACGCACAGTGTGCGACGTGGCGTCGGGCAACTTGATGTAAAAGTACGGGGTGAACTCCGTGGTGACGCACACCGACCGACCATCCTCGGTCTTGCCGAAGATGCTGATGAGGTGCCCATCGTCCTCGGAGTCCCGAGCCTCCCACGTCAGGGCCTGAAATACCACCATGTGTAATAATATCCCTCAAAATTTTAATATAATTTATATAGTAAATGACAGCTGCTTTGATTGAATTGGTCAGCCGAGGTGTCCAGGACACTTTCACCACCTCAAACCCCGAAGTGAGTTTTTTTAGACAAAACTACAAGCGTTATACGAACTTCGCTGTGAAGCCCGAACGTCTTGACTATATCGGAACCTTCGCGTCGAATAATGAGGTCACCATCCCGATTCGCAGCAAGGGTGATCTCCTCTCCTACGTGTGGGTCGAAGCCGATGGCATCGGTGCCGCGGGCGACAACACCTCGGGTTTCTTCTCGAGCAACAAGGAGCCGTCGGAGTTTTCCCTTTGGATCGGGGGGCAAGAAGTCGTCCGACTCGACTCGCTTTACATCCAGGGTGTGCACAACGCGCTCTACCGACCGGACGGTTCCAAGAGCTCCATGGCCGTCACGACCACGGACGTGAAGCCGAACGCCTCCGGTCCGACCTCTGCCTCCGCGGGACACTACCTCATCCCGTTCTTCTTCGGCGAAGACTGGACCAAGTGCCTTCCGTTGGTCGCCCTGGCGAACCACCAGGTCGAGATCCGTATCAAGTGCCGCGCGGGTTTCACCCCTAATGAAACCCCGAAGGTGTACGGCATGTTCGGTTTCGTGGACACCCAAGAACGCGAGTTCTTCGTGAAAAACGAACACAAGATTCTCATCAACCAAGTGCAGTACCAACCGATGTCGGTCACGGACACGGAGGTGGATTTGACCTATTTCAACCACCCGTGCCGTGCCGTGCACGTCGTGTCTTCGGACACCGCGGGTGCTAACTGGGCGGCCAACTACGGTTTCAAGACGAGCACGTTGTACATCAATGGCACGCCCCTGTTCGATGGGACGTCCAACGTTTTCCACCACACCGTGGTTCCGGAGATGCACACGACGTCCCTCCCGGATGACCTCTTGGACACGCTTCCGTTGTACACTTGGCCGTTCGCACTCACACTCAACAAGAGCCAAATGACGGGCAGTTTGAACTTCAGCCGCATCGATACGGCCACGCTCAAGTTGGACACACCGAACGCGGCGGGGACGTCGGGTGCGATCGTGCGCGCGTACGGGGTGAACATGAACGTGCTTCGCATCAAGGATGGTATGGGTGGTATTGCATTTGGTAATTAATTAAAACGTACATCCTATAGCTTCAGCTTCTGCGCGTTCGCGCATTTCATCGCAGGTACACTCTTCCGAGCAGGTTTCATCGATAAGAAGTTGACAATATTCACACAACTGGTCGCACACCTCCGTGGGTAAGTACCCATCGCGTCGGAGTTGGTGCGCCACGAGGACACGAAGGTGGCAGTCCATGGATTTAATGACATCCTTAGCCTCCTTTGTTCTCTCCCTGACATATGGATGGTCGGTGAGAACAAAGGCTTTTGCCATTTCTTTATTTTTAGGTTTCGGAAGACTGCGGAGCTCCTCCTTTCTGGCTTCGATGGGGTCCACCATGTCTTCGAGGCGGTCGCATCGCCCAGTCTGCATGTACTCGTCCACGATGCGCACGAGGGAACGACCACATCCTTGCACGTTCGCAATGTCTGCACCACACGTGATTTCTTTCAGGTGTGCGACGTTTTCTGCAGCGCGCGTAAATGTAGCCGCTCGACCGATGTCCCCTTCACGGTCGTAAGCCTCGGCGAGTTTTTGAAAAAGTTCTGGAATCTGCATGGTTGACGTGCGCATTCGTGGTGACCCCACTGGGGCTTTTTTTTTAAAAATCGTCACTTACAAGTAGAATGGACGACACCAAAATCCGAGACAAGGTGAGACAACTCCGCACCCGGTATGGAAAAACCTACGCCCCGGTGCGCTACTTCAGGGGTCTGAAGACCCTTCGTGATGTTGAACGACGCTACCTGAAAATGTTAAAAAAGACGTACACCCCGTTTCCCACGGATGCACAACCTAACCTCCCCAAAAGAACGTCTTCATACACCAGAAAATTTAGACGGATGTATGGAGACGATGTTCGAACATTGTCCCAAATTGCAAAAGCGACGGGGGTGCCACTACGCACACTGCGAACGGTGTACAACAGGGGTCTCGCCGCGTGGCGCACGGGACACCGACCCGGGGCATCCCCACAAGCGTGGGCGTACGCGCGCGTGCACAGCTTCGTCACCAAAGGAAAAACGTGGCACACTGCGGATAAAAATCTTCGCAACACAAGGTAAAGACATGTGGACCTGGTTCCTCAGTAAAGTTAAATTGTCCAACTCGAAGTCTCTCAGCTATCTGTGGGGTGAGTGAGTGTCCTAAATTCGACACTGCACGGCGAAGAATATGATCCACGCCACGAGCACGTCCACGCTGTAGTGTTCTCTAGTAGCGATAGTGATCAGAGACCCTAAAATGGGGTACACTGGGTACAACGCCTTTCCGACAAAGTAAGAGGTGACGATGTTAAAAGTCGCATGTCCCGAAAACATGTAATCGTTGCAAAAACTGAATGGCGGGTTCGGGACACACACTCCCGGCTTGGCCGACGGAAACTGTGTGACGATGTTCGTCATCGCTCGAGCGGCATACATGAAGGTTAAGGTTAACATGTATCGATGCTTCACCGCGTCGCTCCACCCATTGGCGGAGAACCAATTGTACAATAAGAACAGTGTTGGGATGACACCCGTGAGGTCGTGAAGAATTTCATAGCGACTCAGGTTTGGTAAAATTTCAAAACCAACGTCTCGCACCTTACCTTCGCTGTCCTGACCACGTCGAGAGGTGCAGTAGTAGCCCACGAGCCAGTTCGAGGCGAGTGCGAGGATGAGGAAAATGTAGATCCACATATACATTACATGCCTAAAATTTTCTTCTTCTCTTCAAATTCTCTTCGTTCCCCTGGTGATGCGATCTCCTTTCCGGTGCGAAGTGCTTCAATCTCTGGACCCGTGAGGAACATACCGTCTACTCGGAAATCTTTAAAAGCTTCCATGGTGATGGGCACCAAAGGCTCAACGAGCTCGTAGATGGCGTTGGCGTAGTCGCGAATTTCCTTCTGTGCCCCGGGTTCCATGCGCAGTTGGAGGTAGTGAAGCAGGTTGTGCAAGTTTATCTTCCAGTAAAACTCCGTGTACGTGCTCTGTGGAAGGAGACCGCGCGCTTGCTCGCGACAACACCCGACGTCTAACAGGTTCCCGTACACGTCGAAAGAATCGCGCATCTGACGAGACACTCGCTGACGCTGTTCATCCGTGAGCTCCACGACACCCTCGGACCCTTGGTGATTCACTTCAGATTGCCCCCGTAAAACGTCGGGTTCGTAGAACTCCTCCGGAACGACGGAGTAGCGGGCGGAAAGTTCATTGATGCTGGCGGTTCTGTGACGCATGTGCTGCCGGGCGATATAAATGGGCATCTTGATGTGAAATTTAAATTCCACCATTTCAAAGGGTGTGGTGTGCCAGTGTCGAAGTAGATATCGTATAAGTCCTCGGTCTCCTCGTGTTGTTTTAGTCCCATCTCCATACGAGACTCGCGCAGATTGGACGATCGCGGCGTCGAGGTCTTTTTGAGGCATGTGGTCCACGAGACGAACAAATCCATGATCCAGGACATCTCGCTGTTGCGCCATTTATATATAAAAAAACTAAAAACTTTAAATAAAAGCGTCATGCACGTGGTGTTGAAACCCAGTCCATCCGTGGCACACAAATACCGGGTGTCGCTACCGAATCATCGCTTCGTCGACTTTGGTGCTAAAAACGAAAAAGATTACACGGACCACGGCAATCCGCGAATCGTGCGGGCACATCTTCTGAGACACGGTGCGGTGATGTCTCGGAAGGCGCGCGCGGAGAAAGACGTCGCCGAAATTCATAGGGAAATGCTACACGTGTCAAAAAGTCGTACGGAAGATTGGGATGACATGTACAGCGCCGAGTACTGGAATCGGTGGCTTCTCTTTACATATCCTACGGTGCATCAGGCGAAACTATTTATGACCATGCGCCAAGGTGTGTTGTTCATGCCCATCGCCGAAGACTTGTGGTACGTTTAAACACCCGTGGAACCAAATCCACCGACACCGCGGTCGGTCTCTTCAAGGGTGCCCATCACCTCCTCGACCTCGGGCGTCTCACACTTTTCGAGAATGAGCTGCGCCACCCGGTCCCCTCTCTTCACTTCAAACGCGTCCTCTCCGTGGTTGAAGAGAAGAATTCTAAGCTCACCGGTGTAGTCCGGGTCGATGACACCAGCACCCACGTGGATACCGTGCTTCACCGCGAGTCCAGATCTAGGCGCCACTCGACCGTACGTGCCTACTGGCAAAACGAGTGCGAGCCCGGTCCCGACAAGTGCGCGACGGCCAGGTAAAAGAATAAGACTTTCATCGCTGCATACATCGTAACCGACAGCACCATCTGAACCGCGACGAGGAAGGCAAACATTTGGACGGAGGCACTTCACGCGAAGGTTCATGTTTACATGAAAAACGCGTCTTTTATTTAAGTCGTGAACGACAGTTTTTTTGATTCCTCGAACCAATCAATATTCCACCCCCCTTCTTTAAATTCTTCACCGTCTACTGAAAACGTGTAATTTATCACTTCTTGTCGAATGAATTTTATTTCGTGAATATCGGAAGCTTTGCGCGGTGTATTGAACCTGAGTACGGTGTGAAACCAGCTAGTCTTTCTTTTCGTGTCAAGAACGCATGGTTGTTCTTTACAGAATCTCTGGGTGAACATGGCGTCGAACCAAACGACGAGTCCGTCAACGAGTACATCAGAATCAAACTTGATATCAGATGAAATTTTAAACGTGTCTCTGAGTTTTACCGTCGTAAAGTCCATGGTGTGTATGACGTAATCGTCTGTGACTATGTTTTGGGGTTCTACATATTCTAGTGTCTTATATCCATTGAATCCATTCGTATCACTTTTAAATCCACATACATATATTGAGCCCATATCAGGCAATAAAGCACCACCTGGTTTTAAATATTTGTCTCGAGCGTATAAAAACATGTCTATGCTATTTTCTTCATACATCGCAGTTCCCATCCACTCCGAAACGACGACGTCGTACTGTTTAATGGGTAATTTTGCTTTCTGAATGGGTTTGCCCGTGACGAAATGCACGTCATCAACACCTTCGCATTTGGGCACAGAAACCAAGTCTACCCCGACCACTTTCGATGCACCGCCTTGGACGGCAAACGCGCTCAGAATACCAGTACCGCATCCGACGTCCAACACCGTCGCACCTTTCATCATCGATGGATTTTGTGTGAGCGCAGTCTTATACGTGCCCACGCGATGTGTATCACTGAGCATGCCTTCATGAAAGTTCACATCTTCATAAACTTCTCGGATGGCTGCCATGTTTTTTGATTCGAGAGAATTAGTGTACATGAAAACAACGAGTACACAAAGGACAATTAAAACATACACCAGCATGTCACTTACTATATCTAAGAAATTAAAATATCAATAAAATGTAATGTGGTGGCTGTTGCTGATAACACTGCTCTTATTTTTGTTGTTAAAGTCGACACCATGGACAAAGACGTACGAGAAACACTTCAAGGGCAAAGACTTGGAAGTCGCGGTCTACGACTACGATACACGCATCGGTGAATCTGATTACAAACACACACTGACACAAATGAAGAGCGATGAGTTCTTTTTTAACAAAAATCTAAAAAGCTCTATGTTAAAATTGAAAGAAACGGAGGTGGAGTTTGCGTCATTCTGGGAGGATTTCAGTTCGAGATGTGTGCAACAAACGCACACAATACCGATGCACGCGCGTTTTCAAAGAGGTCCGTGGCGATACCACGCACATTTCGATTGTTATGACCAAATGTGCCACATCATTGAGGGCAAAAAGACATGGGTTTTGTTTGATATTAAATTTAAAAGTTTCGAAGACGAAAAACAGTTTGTAGAAGACGTGCTCTACATGTCTCTCAAAGAACTTCGAGCACATCTCACGACCATGGGTGTGCCCTACGAAGTCGTCGTCACGAAACCAGGGGATTCCCTATATGTGAAAGCCGGTCGGTACCACGCGGTGGAGGCCGAAGGTAATCACATAATGGTTAACGAATACCTGGGTGAAGAACATGTACATCTAACAAGAATATTTTCAAAGATTTGGAAAGTGTGGTACAAGAGAAATGCTAAATATTAACGTAGGGCGCCACCAGCTTGATTATGTCTAGGTCGAGGACAAGGGGAACAAGCACTGCACCCTTCCCACTCCCCGTATTTTTCTCGCATGGTGCCATCCGTTACTAATTGTGGGGGACACGATGTGTTCACCGCGGGCGTCGTGACACCCCACACAGAGTTTTTATATCTGGTACAATAACATTTTTGCCTCCCAAGGCTATCACACACTCTTCTCGGGTTGTCATTACTGTTTGAGTAGTGACTAAATTTCCACCCATACTGACATGGTGAACAGTTTACGGTTCGCGTGTCCGGGTTTTCGGGATTGTATCTGCACGGAGCATTTGTTTTCGACCGGTACTGTATCTGTGTACCACTGGTGCTGCAAGTACCTTGATTTTTCCACGATGTATACGTACACGGAGGGCAGTCACTCGTCGCTAGACAGGTTTTCGTCTCGGTGGTTGGACACGCCTTTCCTCCATTCGTAGCCTCCTTCGCACCGACCCAGTTTCGTGTGTATGTGACCGCAGGTGTATCACACGCCGTGGGGCAGCTTGGAAACCCTTGTGCGTAGTTGTTCCACCCGCCACCTTCACAGTCGGTCGGACAAGGGTTCGTCGCTGGACAGGTTTTCGTGTCGGTGGTTGGACACGCCGTTCCTCCATTCGTAGCCTCCTTCGCACCGACCCAGTTTCGTGTGTATGTCACCGCAGGCTTACCACACTCCGTGGGGCAGCTTGGAAACTCTTTGTCCCACCCGCCACCTTCACAGTCGGTCGCACACGGGTTCGTCGCTAGACAGTACTTGCTCGGGCGGTCGGCATCTGTCGGACACGCCGCACCGTAGCCATTGGGGTCTGTGGGAGTTGTGGTCGTCCATGTTTTGTACACGGTTGTAGCTGGCGAACCACACTCTGTTGGACACGGTGGGAACTCATCAGACCAAGACCCAACACAATTCTGGCACGGGACGTCTTTATTGAGGCTGTTATCAGCCAATGGGTCCTCGACGCATGGTTCACTTGTTTTGCTTCTTGAGACATTGATTTTTCCGTCGACCGAACAGGCACCAACTGTCACCAAAGGTGCCCATTCGGTGTACTCGCAACACGGTGCCACTTGGTCGCAATCTTTAGTGTCCGTGGTAGGACACGGGGCGTACTCCAAAAATGGATTTTTCGCACCCGTATTCCAGGTGCGGGAGAGCGTCGTGGCGGGTGTTCCACACGTCGTTGCACATTCCAACGTCTCTTCGTCCCAGCTTCCGGGACACGCACACGGGTTCGTGGCCGGGCACGTCTGTGTCTTGGCATACCCATCGTGATACGGACAGTGTGCACCACCTCCCTTTTGTTTAATGTAGTGTTTGTACGTGGACGTGTAGGTCGCTGCGTCGGTACCACACGATTGACATTCTGGAAATCCTTCTCCGTACGCGTCCCAGTATCCGATACAGTTTATGTCAACATCGTCTAAGAGATTTTGTGCGTCCTCACCCGTGGCTGGTGGCGACCCCGCAAGACACTTGTCCGGGTATATTGAACAGAAGGCAGCAGCTGCACCACCAATACCTGCCAATACGCCACCAAGAGGCGAAGAACCGGTCGGACACGCATCCGTCGCCGGACACTGCGTCGTCGTCGTTCCCGATGGACACGTGCCAGTCCCGATGGCTGGGTTCGTGGTCACCCAGGTTTGTTCCAAACTACCACCTTCGTAGCCACAGCCAGAGGGGCACACTGGTTCCCAATCCCCTTCGCACGGGGCACACACCTCCGTTTTGACACCGTCTCCTTCCTGACACGTCGTTCCCACCGGGTTTTTTGTGTACTGCTGCACGCCATCAGTGCACACACCCACCGTCGCCCAGTCCTCATCCATGGCGCAGCACGGGTCTGCTCCGGTGAGTTCCTCCGAGGTCTCTTCCGGTGCACACGGACTTTCCGTGCTCGACGCGATGATCGTTCGAATTCGAGACTGTGCCGCATCGGTGCCGTCGGGCGTCACTGTGCACGCCCCTGAAGGCTCCCACTCGCTGTAGCCACAGCACTCCATAAACTTTTCCAGTTCCGTAGTTTCTTCGGGGGCACACCCTGGTACGGTAGTACCCACCGCGCGCACCTGTTTCTGTTGGTCAGATGTACACTGCCCCGAAGGGGTCCATTCGGTGTATCCACAACATGGGACGTCTTGTTCTAAAACGAGCATCTCCTCCTCGGCACACTCCACTTGTTCATCTAAATCCCCTTTCTCTCTGAGCTGTTTCTGGATGCCTTCCGCCGTGCACTGCCCCGATGGAGTCCAAGGGGTATACTCACAGCACGGCAAGAAACGCATCGTGTCGGTGTCTTCTGTACAATCTTTGACGGTGCGCACCTGCTTCTGCCCTTCCGTTGTGCACTGCCCAGATGGGGTCCACTCCGTGCGTGAACAACACGAGGGGGTGGCTAGACACGTATCAGACTCACTCGTGGGACACGACTGGTAGTTCTTCCCACCATCCATGGATCCAGGTTGCCAGAACCTATACACCGTGGTTTGTGGCTGACCACACTCTGTGGGACATGGGGGGAAGTCACCAAACCCTCCTGGGCAAGGGCATGGGTCTGTGGAGTCACATACAAGAGTTTCTACGTGTCCACTGGCGTATGGGCACGTCCCCGTACCAATCTTCTCCGTAATCACATTCCATGTCTTCGTGAACGTCTCCCCACCGAATCCACAATCCGTGGGACTGGGACACGCACCTGGAATCTCGTTACTCCACGCACCCACGCACGGGGCACAATCCTCGTACTTGTACTCTTTGTCAACCGGACACCCAGTGGTTGTTTGTTTGTATCTCTGCTTTCCAGAGGTGTGTTCACCGCACGAACCATCCAGGACCCAGTCACCTTTTTCGAAACAGCACGGGACGAAGTTTTCTTTTGGAAAATCTTTACACGCCCCCGTCTGACGTTCTCGTAGTGTCCGAGTAAACTTCTGCAGGCCGATGGTGCTACACGTACCCTCTGGTGCCCAATCTCTTTCAACTTCACAACACGGAGTCACTGGACCACACGATTCTGTTTCTGTGTACCCATCTATGAAAGGACACGCTTCGGCACCACTCTCTATGACGTACTTCCGACTTCGTGTGGGTTCCGTGTCGCACTCGTCTGTGCACGTGGTCCAGGGGGTGAAGGAGGCCCGACACTGTGTTTCTCGCGTCCCGAAAAACCCACCCGCCAGTGTGGCCACAGCGGACGCCCCACCCATCACTAACAACAGAATGAGTGTAAGATCTTCATCGCTGGACATCTTATAAAATGGTGAGAAAAAAAAAGCATACTAAAAATAGGTATGCTGGTCCTGCTCCTGGTCCTCATCATTAGCGCGTGGTTCCTCGTGTGTCGTCCACACAGGTACAGTTGGTACAGTTTCAAAAAAAAGTTTTCAGACATGGAAGGACCTGTGAAATTCTTCAATCTTCACGAAACTGCTGGTGAACGACACTACGTGTGCACACCGCAGCACATTCGTTATTCTGAAATATTTAACAACCAGTACCGAGACGCTTCGAATACGTGTATGTTAAAACTGACGGAAGGGCCCTTGGTGGACTACGCCCGTCCTGTCGCCGGTGGCAAACCTGGTGCGTACACCCTCAAAGTGCAGACGTCCCCATGGAAATATCAACCTCACTTCGATTGCGTCGCACAGTGGGTGCACATGTTGCACGGCAAAAAGGTGTGGGTACTCTTTGACCTCCCCTACGAGGGCGAGCTGGAACGTACGTTTTTGGAAACCAACAGTGGCAAGGGTTGGCGAGCACTGGTGCAGGCACTCACTGTGGAGGGTATCCCATACGAGGTCCGACACACAAAGCCCGGCGATGTGTTCCACCTCCCGGCAGGGCGCTACCACCTCACAGAAAACGAGGGGCGTCAAGGGACGATATTCTTGAACGTGGCGGACACGGAGCCAGAGCCACACCTCGTGTCTCGATTCAAGGCACTGTGGCCACACTGGTCGCAGACGGGGGAGGAAATATTTTTTGACGGGGAATAGTAGTACATGACACCTCCAGTGGTTGATTACCAACGCATGGAGCGTCTGACACCCGTCAACGATGGGCCAACTATGAATTTGAATACGATTTCAATTATTATTATAATACTCGCCGTACTTCTGATGTACAAACGCTATGTGGACGTCAGTCGTAATCGTCGACGATGGCATACTTGATGCACTCCTCGGGTTCGAGATAGATGTCTCTCTTTAAAAGTTTTTTCAGCTTTCGGTCTGGAATCTTCGTGTGCGTCATGTAGGTATTTTTAATCATACCCATAAACTTTGCACAGGTGCGCATCTCATCCTTCATCTCTTCAAACTTCCCCCAGAATGACCCGGTGGACAATTGGTGGATGAGGATGTGTGCGTTTCGGCCAATCTTACGTTCCTTACCGCCCAAGAGCATGAACGTCGCTGCGGAACAGCACGCGCCGAGGGCGACGGTCACCACGTGGACCCGGCTCTTTTGAAGAATATTCATGGCGGTGAATCCGGAGAACAGATCTCCGCCATCGCTCATGATGTTGATGCGTATGGTGGGCACGTACCCCACGAGGTCGGCGCTCATCTTCAAAAGATTCGACTCCAACTTACGAAACTTTTCTGTAAAGTCTAAGATGTTCTCCGGGGTGATGTCTCCGTAATAAAAGATTTCGTTCCCGACCACCTTTACGCATTCGAGTTCATCTTCACTAGTGTCTTCAGTCGCCATGGTACTGCTTCAGTTTCTTCTTGATTGAATTGACGTCTCGTGCTTTTAATTTACTTGTGATGCACAGATGATTGATGGTATCGAAATCTTGTGGTGTTAAATTGTAGCACAAAAGTTTATCGACGTATCCAAATCCCGCATATTTTTGTAATACACCGAGAGCCTGTATAGAAATCTGTGAATTTCTTAATTTTATATCTTTTAGTTTTCTCATGCGCATCTTATAGTTTCCATGTTTCGTCCAACACGCCCCTGGACGAATGGTGTCCTTCTGTAGTGGCGTGCGCATGTGTGCGCGTGGGAGATGCATGGCTAGGTTTGCGAAATAGGGCATGTGGTTCCAGTCACAGTCGGCGCTGTAAATGGCCGTGTCCACGATGTCGGCGTCGGAGAAAGAATTGGCGATGCGCCAGTGGTCGGCATCTTTGGCGTCCAGATAGTTTTCTTGGAAAATGCTCCACATGTGTCCGTGTTCTGAAATTCTACTCGCCGTGAAGGCGTAGTCCGGTTCACAGAGCAAACGCGTGATGATATCCTTTGGCGATTCAAACACATCCTTGTCATCGCACCCATCGAGATAGTGAAAGTAATCTCGAATGTTCCCACGAGACCGCAGTGCGGACTCTTGGTTGTACCTGGCCCTGTCAAGGGGTATCATCTCTTCCGGGGTGTGTCGAGGCACGGACAACATTTCAAAATTGGGGTACATACACATGTGCATGGACACGACCACCAGAGACCCATCCGTGATGCGGTATCCGTCCGAGACCCGCTCTATGGCACTTTTGAGAACAAGAGAGTCGGGTTCATAGTCTTCGATGAACAGATGCTTGTCGGAATTTTTAATGAGTTCCGAAAAGATGCTCTTCGACCGTAGCAGGTCGACACTCAGTTCGATGCTATTGCTGACGTCCATGACGTGCTCTCGTATGTACGTCTTCCCCGTGCCACACGGCCCGTAGATGAACACGTTTTTGTTCTCGGCGAGACATTGTCGCAGGTGGGCGATGCGGTCGACATGAATATTTGTGTCATCGGGAGGTTTCTTTTTTTGTGGAGTGATTTTAATATACTTATCCATGTCTGATGAGAGTAAAGATCTCACTGACCAGGCTATTGAAGTCCTAGAAGAAAAAGTAATGACCCCTTTAAAAAAGAAAATGTTCCCGTACCTATGCGCAGTTGGAATTTTTAATGTAATTATATTGGCTCTTCTTGTGTATCTGGTGATGGTTCGCTGACGACCTCTTCGAGGTCGGAGTCGCTTCCACTCTCACTCTGTCGGCTTTCGACTTCATCGACCATGTTCGTAAAGAACGCCTTCGTGGGCATCTGTCCTTTCCCAAGCGCGACCAGGTTTTCCATGAGTTCCTGGCGACTTGTATCCCCAGTTGGAAGATACTTTAAAAACTTTTGAATAGGTTCGATGTGCAAGATTTCAGGACGCGTGATGTCTTGATCCGATGGGAAATTGTATTCGAAATGTTTGAGAATGTCCCCAGGAATGGCGGGGCTCTGTTCGATGAGTGTGTCGTACTCGGACTTGCACATCTCGACCAAGTCCGCGCCATTCTTATCTCTGTCTTCCAGGGGCATGCTTAACTGCAGGCGCACGACGCGAGAGAACTTTCCAAACGCCATGGCCGCCACCCGGTGTCCCTCCATGAGTTCGGAAATCTTTAAGAATTGACTGATCGTCGCGACGAGACCAGCGATCAGGTTCAGGCCACCTATGGTTGGGGGCACATAGGGTTTAAACGCGAGTGGAAATTGTTCCTGGGCAAAGTTCGCCGTGCCGGTGATGGTGGAGAGCACGATGACGGGCAGAGTATAACGCATGTTGGATTTTCTATATTTCAGAAACGCTTGATAGTGCATCCAGCGGTAGCACGCCGCAGCTTCACCCCAGGACTTGAGAATCACTTCTTGTTGTTCACACCATTTTTTGGGAATTTTTTTATCTTCCTCCATTTTAGTACTTAGAATACATGAACATAATTTTCGCACTTCACGCGGTGTTCCTGCTGTTCTTGATCATCATCCCATTCATGAATAATGAACGATTGTTAAATACGTACAGTTTACTCATACCATTCATATTTTACCACTGGAGCGTGAACGACGACACGTGTGCCATGACGCAGTTGGAGACGTACGTGACTGGTAAGAACAAGGATGAAACGTTTTTCCATCGCCTGGTGTCCCCGGTGTACAAAATGGATGACACCGCGGCGAACAATTTATTAAAATCATTGCTATTCTTCCTGTGGATGTTTGCGCAGTTCAGGTTGGAGCGGTTCCAGATTGTACAGGATGACCTAAAGAAGATTCTTGCGAAATATGGAATGAAGAAGCACTAAATATTCCCCGAAGAGTGCTATGTTTTTTATGGCGTCGTCACGGCTCATTAATATATTCTAAGATTAATATATGCCCCCTCGTCGACTGCGCACAAACAGAACGGGTTCGCCTTACAGAAGTCCCACACCGAATAGGTTGGAGGATGACCCATTCGTCATGAGTCCGGAGACCAAGCGTCAACGCATGCTCCAAGAAAAGCGTCTGAAAAACCAAGCAAACGCCGAAGAGCGGGCGAAACGGTACGCCAAAAAGTTTCAAAATTTTTTAAACAACACACCGAATTACGCATCCGTGAATAGCGCGTTGGTGAAAGACATCAAAGACCCCGTGTACCTTTTGAGCGATGCCATGATTAATAAGAATGCAAAGGTGCGCCACGTGTACAGTAGGGAGTACCTCAACAAGACGTTCAAAAATAAAACAATCCATCGAAGCCCACTCACTGGGGTCTCGACGCACCCGAACCTCATCAGAAACTACAACAAGCGCGTGGAAAATCTCAACTTTACCCAGTTCCATAAAGAAAGAAAGTTTCTCACGAAAGTGTTCGGTAAAGAGGAGTACGCGCAGCTCCAGTTAAAGCACATGATGGGCGACATCAAACCGTATCACTTCACCTACGCACAAATTGTTGATAAATATTTTTCAAATTACTATACATTTCTCAAAGAGTTTGAACAGGGCACTCGACCAAAACATCTCTATGAACTCTCTGCCACAGATGTCCAAAAACTAGTCAGACTCGTGCAATTGTTGATAACTTTTAAAAATGCGCCAATACTCTTAACACCCGTGCGCGCCGCCTTGTCGGTGGTTGCCGAAAACAATTACACCCTCAGCAATCAGGACAGGGCGTACTTCCTGCGTGTCTTGGAAAACAATTTGTTCAAACCATTCCGTGCGTTGCTCCTGTCCGCACTCCGTTCATAGAGATGCGTCTGCTACGTTTAAAGGGAATTTAACCTTTTACATGTATGCCCAAGAAGGTCCTCGCCATCGACATCGGTTACTTTAACATGGGACTGGTCTTCGCCGAGGGCGTGCACCCGGTGTTCGTGAAAAAGGTAAGTCTCGCGGATTACAAATACATTCACAGCAATGACATCGTAGACTTAGTGCCATTGATGGTGAACGACCATCGCCACTGGTTCGACGAGGCTGAGCACATTCTCATCGAGCGCCAACCACCGGGGGGGTTTCAAAACATAGAGGTCCTACTGCATTACATGTTTCGCGACAAAGCCATGCTTATAAACCCAGTGTCTTTGCACGCACACTTTGGCATCAGGCATCTCACGTATGAGGAAAGGAAAGAACGAACCACCAGTATCGCGGAAAAATACATCGAGGGTGGGATACCCTACGATAGGAAACACGATATTGGTGATGCGATGTGTATGATTGCCTATTTTAATTTCCGCACCTCGGTGCACATCTTTGATAAATTCAGATTCACCTCTACTTGAATCTCCACGATTGGTTGGAGTCAAATCGCTTCATCTTTGCGAGCGTATTGAAAAGCTTCACCGGGGACGAGGTCTCCTTCGTGGACCCGATGTATTTGTTCGCGACTACTTTTTGTGCATTCGTGAGCTTGTTGTACCTTTTCTGAATGCGGTTCATCAAAAAAGTCTTCGAGTCGATGACCGCCTTGAAATAGTTTTGTGCATTTTTATCTTTGTATCCAGCCAACTTGTACTGATAGGTTCCCAAGGTTCGAGAACGTCCGAGGTCCCTGACCATGTCCTCGTACGCATCTTGTCGCATTTGTTTGCGGAGGTCTCCGAGTCCACCCATTGTAACATAACCCTAGATTTTATTTTTAATTTCTTGACAGAGCTGTGCCCCTTTCTTTCTGTTCGTGACGATGTTCAAATTCGTGGCGATGTTTTGCATGTTCTTCTTCTTCAGACGACACACACGACGCTTCACCATGGTTTCCCACTCGGTGATGAGACGCTCGACTTCGTTCCACCGCCTGTTTAAACGCGCGCGAACAATCTTCCCCAACTGTTTAAAATCGGTCGGCGTGTACGTGGCTTGACGCATCACCTTTGCGACCATGCGCTGGTACTTGGCTTCGACGATGCGCCCACGGATTTGTGCTTCACCCCCACCCATGGTGCCAAAGGTGTTAATTTGACCCATGATTGCGCGTCTCTCCGCACTGGCTTTCGCATTCGCGAGTCTCCGCTTTTTGGCGCGATGTTCTTCCAGTGCGACGCGCACGGCTTGTTGGTTTCTCATTTCTTGTCTCGTTGGCGACTTTCTTTTCTCCACCATATAGTATACATGAAGAATAAAAATAAAACACGGGTCATGTGGACGACCATCATCGTGTTGGTCATCGCCTTGGCGTACACGTGGTGGTACAACCCGCGCACCGTGGAGGTGCCGGTGGAGGTGCCGGTGGAGGTCCCCGTGGAGGTCCCGGTCCAAGTGCGCGTGGGAGCGCCGGAGTACAGAGGGCCACCCATCAAAAAATACAAACCGGGGTACATGCAACACATGGGTCTCCTCGTGAATGCATCCAACGAAACCCTCCCCCTGTACGGCAAGGAGGCTTCGGGATACAGAGACCGATACAACTACTACACGACGACGACGGGTGAACAGATGTACCCCGTGCCCGTGACCCACGATGGGCGCGAGTGCACGGAAGACATTGGATGTCCAGAGTTTTACGGCGAAGAGAGTGTGGAAGTCTTGGGTAAAAGTGGTACATATAACGTCAAGATGTATCGCACGGATGATTTTTTCTAATTCTATCGTATTCTAACGCCGCGAGGCCCGTGCTCTTTCCGTAGCGTGTCTTAAGACCTAAGAGTTCTTTAACATCCTGATCGTACAGGTTGCTAAAGAATTCCCTCTTGGCTTCGATATCCGCGAGTGGTACACCTCCCTCTTTCATGGCTTGCACGTACGGCCACGTGTGTTTACGCAAGTAGTGGACTTCCTCCCTCAACTGGACGAGTTCAGGGAGAATGACATCTCTGACTATGTTTTGCAATTCTTCGAGAGTTGCCGCACGCCAGGTCATTGGTATTTAAGCGTGCCTAAACTTTATTTTAAACTTTTTAGATATAAACCTTTTCGCATCGTCGAGGGATGGGTATGACCAGAGCAACCAACGAGACCAGAATCCAGCCGTGCCCACACCGGCCGCGGTCCACACCTCTTTACGACTTTCACCGACGGTGAGCATGTCCCGTTGAATGTTCGTCGACGTCCAGAAACTCTTTGGAATCTTTCCGCCGTGACGTTGAACGTAGAGACGCATCCTTTCGGGTGTCTTGTGCAAGGTGAAGTCTGAGTACCCCTTCCCACCAAAGTCCACGTACCTTCCAGTGCTAAAGATGACTCTAAACTTATGTTTAGGACTGGGAGACTTGATGAGTCGAACCTCCATTGTACTTGTATCGAATATTTTTAATTTACATCATGCACTTGGCGCAGTACTTTTCAACTTTTTGCATGCGCTTGTACATGTAGAGACCGATGAGGGCCACCAGGGCGGCGGTGTACGCCAACGTGTTCAACTGCTTGCGCAAGAAGAACAGAGCGAGGACGATAGCCACCATGGCGAGCTCTTCCATGGATGGCATGAAAAAGCGCGCACTGAGGTCAGGAGTCTCCTCCGTCGGTTCAGGGGCGGTATACATGGAACGCTTGTATCCGGGCATTTTTAATATGTACAGAGAAAATATGTTGTGGCTCGCGAGCGTGCCAGTGGCCCTCGTGGCCTGGGACTTTTGTAAAGCACCCATGGACAAGTTGTACTTTCAAAACCCGTGGCGCCCATTGGTGGGCATGCGCAACACCCTCGTGGACCTGTTCTATGGAAAGAGTTCGTACTACCCTTTTGAGCTATGGGATATTACGTACAACTTTGGTAAAATACGAAAAGAGTTTTTTAAAAGAGCCCCTACACTCCAGAAACACTACTTTCATGACCTGGACCCATGGTTTCCCAAAAACGACAACTATTATTATTACAAAGTCGGAGACTTTCCATTTATACAATCTATAGTGGACAACATCCCATCGGTGGATAAAGACACTGGGGTCATCGCAGTCATCGACGGACCCCTCGTGATTCCACCACACAGGGCGGAGAGTAACTTACAATTGAGATATCACTTGACCCTCGAGGGTGATGGCGATTGCACGTTGTTCACGCGTCGCGGACGTCACGTACACAAACTGGGTGAGGAGTTCATGTTTGATCACGCCTTGTATCATAGCGTAAAAAAGTATGGTTTCGCACGACGGGCGACGTTAATCCTTGATGTAAATCGCTTCTGATGGGTGCAGGCGCCTCCAAAACCACGAGTTCACCGGCGTCATTCAGTGCATCGATGAACATGGTATCCGTGCACATTCGGAGAGGTGTGGGTGGTGATGGCACATCTTCAATACCAGCGATAAATCTTAAAAAGCTCTTAAACATCGCACTTTTTACATACACAGAATAAAAGTATGTAAAAAGAGCGGTCTCCCACGGCAGGATTCGAACCTACGACTTCGACGTTAACAGCGTCGCACTCTGAAACCAACTGAGTTACGTGGGAGTGTATTCCACCCACCCGGATTTGAACCAGGGACCCACTGATGACCGTGTGGTGTTTTAGTCGTAAGACTACAGTCAGTTGCTCTTGCCAACTGAGCTATGGGTGGATACAATAATATAACACGTCATTTCTTTAAGCCAAAATATAGGGGTGTCTTTTGCGTTCTTCTTTATTTCTAAGAAGCTGCGTCGTGGCCAGGAACAACACCACGAGGAGAATGGTGTCTTCGAAGTCGCGGACGGCGGCGAACGCCAAAAGGAGAAGAATGAAAAACTTGGACACCGTGAGGCTCGTCATTTTTTCAATAATGGCGGGTTTTTCGGTGATGCCGGTGGCACCGAACACGCTGTGGAAGAGGATGATGATTCCGTAGATGAGGGGTCCGTTGACAAAGTCTTCAGTTTTACCAAGGTAATCAACGCCATCATGTGTGACCACACCCGCGATTGCAAGAGCAGCCAGTGCGGCCAGAGTTGTATTATCCTGAAGAGACATATATATTTATACAACATTAAATTCTACTGAGAGATTAATTGGTGGATAAAAAGCGTAGGAGTGCATCTTTCCAGCGTCGCACACAAAGTTGTGTCGCGTCTTGGCGTGTTCGGCGACTTCGCGAGACATGCGCGCGCACAACACGTTGTCGTACACGCACGGGGTGGTCGCATCTATCGTACCACATGGACGAACGACTTGTGTCTGGACGTCGAACACCTCGAGTGCGCGCAGGATGTGTCGATAGTCGCAGCAACTGTTCACGACGACGACGCAGTACCCATTCATTGCGAAATTGTGTTGCACGTCAAACAGGTAGTCTTCGAGACTCTCTGGGGTGATGACCACGTCGGCGTGCGGGTCGCCAATCGTGGCGTAGCGGACGAGATTTCCAAACTTTTCTTCTATTTCGAGAAAAATCACGCCGTGTATGCTCTTCGCGAGGACGTGACACTGCTGAATGTGTCGAGAGACTTCCTCCACCCGGGAGTGCATACCAAATCCAGTGATACCGACGAGGTTCGTCGGAATAGTGTCGTCGAGGTAGATGTTTCGCGCCTCTTCGTGCACGTCCATGTCACCGATGCAATACAGTCTGTCCAAGTTCAACAAGTGTTTCTTGGCCAGCTTCAAGTTTAGCGGTTCGCGGGACGTCTGAAGAATAGACCCAGGTTGATTCGCGGTGTTGTGTGCTAAGATTTCATCCATAAAACCATGGTTGAGCCCTCGCCATCCTTCGACGATACCGAACACTGTGTTGCGTTGTTGTTTCTCCCGGAGTGCGATTTCGGCGATGCACGTGTTCACGCCGGGGGAAATTTTACCAGGGGTAATGATGCCGATGTTCATGGTTTGAGTTGTGTATTATAAAAGTTCATAAACTTTAAATATTATTGAGACACCATCGCTTTATGTCATACGTGTGCATGACTTGTCTGCTTTGAGTATGTAAAAAATGGTGAGTGCAATCAAAGTCCCAACACCTATATAAGCGGTGCCAAACGCAATTGAGACGATAAACAGTGTCAGTGCTATGTATACGTACAGATATTGAAGATATTCGGTGAGTGAGCGATAGGCTCGATTCAAACCGAGCGTTGCGGGGTAGGACACAAAGACCGCGTCCGAGTCTTTCCCATGATTCGTCGTCGCGATGTTTTCAAACAAACGCTGTTCTTCATCAACCTTGATAAAGTCATATTGGTTGCACATTGTATTAAAATTTACTTGATCATCTTGACACGTTCGATTAAGTTCATCGGTGAGAATTATTTTCAAATACTTCACGTACCCCCCGTACATGCCCGCGTTCGCGACGGCATTGCCACACGTCGGAAAAATTGTTCGCGTCACGAGTTTTGAGAATGATTCGGGATCTTTGGAAAATAAAACTTTGCAATCGTAACTATCAAAAATGTCTTTGACATTTTCGATGGTTTTATTTATTTTAGAATCAAAACCATCTATGAAGATGATGAGGTCGTCATCATTTTTTGCTTCACGAATATACTCGAGAAGACCTTTTGATTTGTCAGAATACCCATTCCACTTTTTTCCCCATCCTAGAACCTTCACTGGGACGTCGAATGTGTTGTGAATGAGTTCTTCAAACAACCCAAATGATTTGTTCGCATAAGTGACGATTTCAACACTCATCGGTCTCTTGTACTGAATGGATATTTTTTTCTACACACACGTTTTGTCAGCCTTGAGGGCATAAAATAAAACACCGACGATGCCCATGTACAATGGCAACCACTTATAGTTTGATGGTAAAACAACTAAGAGGACTGCCATGGCAATGATAAACTGCCACCTGAAAAATTGCGCATATTCTTGCATTGAACGCATGATTCGTTGTACACTCAGCGTCGCGGGATAAGACACAAATATGGCATTCGATTTTTTATTCATCGTGAGTGGGGCGATGTTTTCAAACACGAGCATGTCCTCATCGACTTTGATGAAATCATACTTTCCACACAGTTGATTCAAATTTCTCTGGTCATCTTCGCAGCTCATGGAGAGTGCATCTTCGAGAACTTTGCGCACGTATTTCACATAGCCCATGTACAATCCAGAGTTTGCCACTGCATCACCGCTACACGTTTCGAAAACTTTTCGTGTAATGTAGCCACCGAGTGGTTCGGGGTCCTTCGAGACGAGCATTCCACAGTCGAGCGATTTAAAAATGTGTTCAATGTCTTTTGGGTGTTTATTAATGCGTGTATCAAAACCGTCTAAGAAAACTACGATGTCATCGTCATCTTTCTCATTGAGATACTCCACCATACCCTTGTACTTGTCTAAGAACCCATTCCATGGAGTGCCCCACCCGAGGACACGCACGGGGACATCGTATTCGTTGTGGATGAGGTCTTCAAAGAGACCTTGTGATTTATTCGCGTAGGTCACCACGTCGACCATTCTTAATATACTCTGAGATAATTTCCACCTTCTCCGGGTCGTCGGTGAGTTCCCGTGGGTCGGTGACAACTTTGGTGCACTGCACGCGTTCTAAAACTTTGATGAGGTCTTTCCAACCCTTCTCATAGAGGAACAATTTCAGGGGATAGTTTGCCGCCCGAGTGGCCGTACCCTCACGGGTCGTGGTTCGTGTACGCATCTTTACTTAATGATAGGTGATTACTCTTTTACCTCGCATCACCTGAAGAACACCTCCGTGGATGCCGTATTCACCAATTTTCGGGATGTGGTCGATTTCGATCTTCTTGGAACCAGAGACAATCATTTTTTTCGCACCATGGAGAATCGAGCGGTCGGTGACCTGAGACGTGCCACTGCCCCAGCGGTAATCGTAGACTGGTGCGTACCCCATGTTTGGTGTGTACCGAGGCTCGTAGCCACTGGGGGTTATTATCACAAATTTCTAAAATCGCGCAACGCCATGTGTGCTCTGTACACGTCTCCGTGTCTGTCCAAGGCGGCGTTTCTGTGACTATTTTTCACATACGTCGATGCTACCAGGGGGCTGTATCCGCGCGCGTGAAGCCATCGCACTCGGAGTCTGTCTTCTTTCTGTCTGTGTCGTAAACACACCTGGTTGATAGTGACTGTCGACGGTCGTCGCACACGCCCACCTGGAAGTTTAACGTTGCGCAAAAAACGATCGTACAACAGGAATGCGCGGAAGGTTTCACCGTGGACGTCGCCATCATCCTCGAGACGGCGACTCGTGAGGTACCGGTGCACGACTCGGCGATTCTGTAGGTTCACGCCACTCGACTTGAGACGTTGGACGTAGCGTTGGATGGTTGACGGTGCGTAGTTGTTGGCGACGAGTGTTGACGTGAAATGATCCATACCTGGTTTGACTTGATACAACAAGGTCTCATAACTTTAATGAAGACTCTGTGGATAAACTTTCCCTACTCTTTTTCCTTTTTAAAAGAAATAATGTTGTGATCCAGTTATTCATAGCCTTTTCGTGCTTCTCAATATCATCCGTACCGAGGATACTGAGACCGTTGCACACATCGGGTTTATTTTCTTTATCTGGAAAATCAACGTTGAAGGCGATGATGGCGTTCGACGGGATGTCCGGTGCATCGTCGAGCAGACGGTCGTACTCCTGTCGACACGTTTTCACGAACTCGACGACATTCCCTCTGTGTTGTGGGTCGAGGGACAGCTCCATGTCTATGTTTCTATAAAATTTCGAATACTGCACACACATCACAGAGTGCGCTTCCGCGAGTTGTGAACTCTGTGAAAATTTCGAAATGGATGTGAGGATACCACCGATGACATTCAGAAATGCGAACGCGTATTGAACGAGTATGATTTTAGTACGTGTGCTGTCGGGTAAAGTGTCGTTACCACTTGGATTTAGAACCGCGAACCCTCCGACACCCGTGATGCTACTGATGATTATGGACGGGTAGGAGAGCCAGTCGTTCACTCTTTTAAAATGCAACCTCGCGTGGTTATGTAGCCATCGATAGCCTGCCGCTTTCTCGGCCCACCGCACGAGCAGTTGTTCCTGCTTCGGGCACCAATGGTGTTCGTGCTCCATGCTGCTTATTTTACGCACACATTTTTCGCCTGTTCACGGGCGAGGGTGTCTACCTTCTCATTCATGGGATGTCCGTTGTGCGCTTTCACCCACCGCCACTCTACGTTGTCTAGTGCGGAGACGAGTGCGTGGAGACGCACCCACAGGTCTTTATTTTTCACGGGTGCCCCTGCTGAGGTTTTCCACCCATTCTTTAACCACCCGTGTATCCACTTTGTGATACCATTTTTCACGTAGGCACTGTCTGTCCATATGATCACGCGCTGTATCCCAGTGTCGAGACACTTTTGAAGTGCCCTTTCCGCGGCGGTGAGTTCCATGATGTTGTTCGTCGTCTGCGTGTCCGCACCTTTGAGTTCAAAAGCGTCGCACAAACAGGCCCACCCTCCAGGACCAGGGTTACCCAAACAACTTCCATCGGTGTATACATTCATCACGGTCTTTATGAATATATTTTCTCCCGTTTAATTAACAATGGACGTGGTTCCGAGTCCGAATGCGCAGCCGGAGGTTCGCAGTTACACTCCCGTACTAATTTTTGTCGTCGCATTCGTGATCATCGCCGGTCTCGTGTACTATTTCTTTTTCACGGAAGGCGAGGACGACGAAGATATGGACGACGGCGTACCCGAAACGCCAGCACCACCCCTCGAAGAGGACAAGGGCGTCGACGACGTATCGGGTCTCGAAGCTCGATACACCAGAGACACATACGACAGTGATACCAAGACATGGAAAGACGTGAAAGGGCGGAACGCCTTCACGGTGTCGGGCACACTCATGGCACCCCCTGACACAAACTATCTCACAGGAACGACGATCACGAAGTTCACCCTCCCGGCGTCTCTCTATGACCGCTCGTACACCGTGTTCACGGTGTCCAAGTATAACGGTACAAACAAGAAGCGCATCTTCACCAGTAGTGCAGGTGATTGGTACTCTGGGCACAATGCGGGCATGTCAGGTGTGGCTAAACACGACGACGTGCTCACAGAGGAGGTGGACCGCTACGGCTCTGGGTGGGTGGTCTCATGCGACCAGAGAGACCTCTACCGCGCGAACGGCACCCGTCTCAGTGGCTTTGACTACGAACAGGGTTTGCCCACGGACATGGGTGTGAACATCAGCGTAGGAAACGAGTCCGAGTTTGCCATTGGTGAAATCGTTGTCTTCTCGAGAGAACTCAGCACGAGTGAAATTGAAATCGTAGAAAAGGCGCTCATGGACAAGTACGTCATTCGCGCCACGGAGTATTTCATGGCCACATTGACGAATGATTTCGTTCCCGACATGTACGACACAGAGGTTGATTGTGGTCCGAGAGGTGCACTGAACACCCTCGCGGTGACCAAACACTCTGAATTGGAAAAGCACAGGTATCAATACAAGTGCATGATGGAGCTCGACCCATACGAAAATGATGAGTACGAGATGCGCAACACCTTCAGGGACAGGGAACCGTCGTACATGGAAAACATGGTTTATGAAACGATAGACTGCAACTTGAATGCCGTTCGTGGATTCAAGGCGGAAACTGGTGAAAACAACAAGACGCGCCTGGTGGTCAAGTGTTCATCGGGTACGGTGGATGAAGCCACGTGTGTGACGAAAAATTCTGAATATCAGCCCCTATCCGACATGACGGCGCACGACGTCAACTGTGGTGAAGACAATGAAGTCGTGACCGCCATCAGATTAAGAAAGGATGCGCAGGATTCCACGAGGGGGCGCTATGAGTTCACGTGTTGTAAACCGAAAGGGTACTAATTTTTTTTGTTTGACGAGTCATACAAATATTAAGATTCATGATGAAAGTGAATGTTAATATTTGAGTTTTTTTAAAAAATATAAGCCGCAAAACGCTTAGTTGGAGAACGCGAGACCGCCCATACCGGATTGCACGCGGAGAACGTTGTAGTTCGTCGCGAAGAGGTGCATGGTTTGCGAGGACGTCGCCGAGCCCTTGACCTTGACGGACACTTGCGCGTTGTCGATGCGGGAGAAGTTGCACGTACCGGACGGTTGGTGCTCTTCCGGCTTGAGGGCGAACGAGTAGGTGTACACACCCGGCATCGGGGAGCCAGAGTGGTAGTTGTACGGTTGCACTTGGTTGAAGTACTTGCCGCCTTGCGCCTTCATGCGGTCTTGGCCGTTGAGGATGAGCTTGAACTCTTCCAACGGACCAACGGAGCGCGTGGCAGACACCGCACCGTCTTCGGAGACGGTGGAGCCAGAGTAGCCCGCACCGACGGCGATGAGCGGCGCACCAGTCGCGTACGTGACCGGCACGAAGATGTTGGACACGGCACCCGCGGCGCGCATGTCGGATTCGAGGACGACGGCAGACTCATCCAAGTTGGACGTGAAGTTCCAGAGGGACGCGTTAGAGACCGAGCCGTTGTTGAAGGCGAACAACAACTCCTTGACCGGGTGGTTGAAGCTCAAGCGGACTTGCTTGGCGGTACCGGCTTCGACCGTGTCGGTGCCAGTGTGTTGCACTTGCTCGATGAGGTATTCGTGCGACTTTTGCGCGAAGCGGCGGCGCTCTTCCGTGTCCAAGAAGTGGTAGTTGGCCCAGCACTTCAAGGTCGAGTTGTCCGTGTAGTGGGAGAACTCAGAGCTCAAGTCGACGTCGACGCGGCATTCGTGGTATTGAAGGGCAATCAACGGGAGGGAGAGACCCGGGTGGCGGTTGAACCAGAAGATCAACGGCAAATAGATGGCACCGTTTTGGGTGTTCGACGTCATCTTGGCGTAGTCAGCCTTCTTGGCTTCCGTGTGGTACAAGTTATCGTACAAACGCCACCACTTTTGGAAGTGGCGGTCGATGCGCTGGCCACCGATGGAGATTTCGATGTCCTTGACCGCACGCTCGGCGGCGTAGATGGCGGACGCACCCTTCGTGGAGGAGCTGAGGCCAGACTTCGCCTTCATTTCGAGGTACATGTCTTGGACCAAATCACCGTTGCGGGCGATGGTGATCGACACGCGACCGTTGTCGGCCGGGTTGCCGTTCACGGTTTGCTCGATGACTTCCGACGCGAAGTTCGAGTGACGCTTGTAAACCGCTTGGAAGAAGGTAACCTTCGGGTTAGCCGTCAAGTAGATGTCTTGGGAACCGTAAGCGACGAGTTGCATAAGACCGCCGGCCATTGTGAGAGTGTTTTGTACTATAGACAGAGAAAAAAATTTTGGCCTGAGGATGCGGTAAAACGCGCAAGGTCTTTTCTCAGACGAGGCTATATGACCGACGCGGAACGCGAAGAGGGTGAAATCTTAGAAGACGAGGACACTGACATCGAATTCGACATGGACGACATGGACGACATGGAGGTCGTGAGTGGCACCGAAGATGTCCTGGCGTCGACGCTGGCCACCCCAGAGGGCGACACGGTCTGCACCGCGCTCCTGCGTATTGGAGACCAACTCGAAATGCAAAACAAAATCCTAATTAAGATTCTTTCCAAAATCACTTAAAAATTCTCCGCATTAATTACTCAGCGACTAGACTAATGAACACACATTACATAGAAAGGGAACCCGACACCGGCGCTTCTGAGATGGAGTTGTTGAGAAATCAAATCACGACCGTCTCGAGCGAGCAGGTGTTGCGCATCCTTGGACAGATGGAAGAAAAATGGTACCTAGGTGGTGACGTCGTGGCGAAAGATGTCATCTTAAAGTGTGTGCGCCTGGGGTACGATCAATTTTTCGATCCGTCCGAAAGAGCTGGAGGGTACCCAACGAGCGTCGACATAAAGACTGTCGACGGCAAGCGCGAACGCGAACTCAAATTTTTGAAAAACATCGGATGCCGGGTGAAGGCGCTGAGTATGACCGATTTCATAGAAGACGAAAACATAAACCTCACCGTGGGCGAGCGGGTGTGTCGACTGATTAAACAGGTCTCGGAGGGGTTTAAAAATGTGAGACTCCACGTGAACACCCTTCAACGAATCAAGAACCCTCGTGAAGTTCCTGACAAGATGAATGCGGACCCGGAGTATTTCGACGCCACCCCGATGGATGAGACTCGGCTGGGGGAGATGACCCCTTTCCAGAGAGCCATCGTGGCCTGTCTCGACGAAACGTACAAAAAACAGATGCGTCGATACAAAGGGGAGTGCTACACGCAACGCATCTCCGAAGGGGCGTACACGCGCTCCTGGAAAAAGGTGTGTGCCATTCCAGAATTTGTCTACGAGTTTGCGGAGAAAGAGGTGAATTTCGACGTTTGGAAGGACATCACCTCTAGGGGCAATACGGCGCGTGAGGTCATCAATCACCTGTCGAACTGCATCGACAGTCAGTTTCCTGAAATTGTGAAGGATCGTCACGTGTGGAGTTTTAAAAATGGTGTGTTCATAGGAAAGGAGTGGTTGCCCAAGGAGGGGCGATACACGTGTCGTTTCTACCCGTACGAATCCAAAGATTTCCGCTGTTTAGACCCAACCCTCGTGTCGTGCAAGTTCTTTGACCAGTACTTTGACGATTACAACTACGTGCAGGATTGGTGGGACATTCCGACGCCGCACATGCAGTGCGTCCTGGATTACCAGAGATTCGATGAAGACGTCGCGCGTTGGGCCTACGTCATGGGTGGTCGTCTGTGTTTCGACGTCGGCGAGCTCGATGGGTGGCAGGTGATTCCCTTTTTCAAGGGTATTGCGCGTTCGGGGAAATCCACGATAATTACGAAAGTGTTTCGCAAATTCTATGAAAGCAACGACGTCCGGACGCTTTCGAATAATATCGAAAAGAAGTTTGGTCTCTCTAGTATATATGACTCCTTCATGTTTATCGCACCAGAAGTGAAGGGGGACCTGTCGCTCGAGCAAGCCGAGTTCCAGTCTCTGGTGTCTGGTGAAGATGTGTCGATCGCCGTGAAGCATCAGAACGCGATAAGCATGCAGTGGACCACCCCTGGTGTGCTCGGTGGCAACGAGGTGCCGTCGTGGAAAGACAACAGCGGCTCCGTCTTACGACGTATCCTACCATGGAATTTTAAGAGACAAGTGCAAGATGCCGACCCGCACCTAGACCAGAAACTCGCAGAAGAATTACCAGCCATCTTGTTGAAATGTGTCCGAGCCTACCTCGACTACTCGCACAAGTATTCCGATAAGGATATTTGGAACGTGGTGCCAGAGTACTTCAAGAGTGTGCAGAAGGAGGTTGCCAAGATGACGTCGACGATTCATCACTTCTTGGAAGACACGAGTGTGCAGTTCGGAAAGGACCTGTGCATCCCCCAGAGCGTCTTCATGTCCGCGTTCAATCAGCACTGCCAGATGAACAACCTAGGAAAACCGAGGTTCAACGAAGATAGCTACGCGGGTGCGTTTTCTCAGAGGGACATCACGGTGACCACCGCGTCGTTGACCTACAGAGGTCGATTGTACAACAATCAAAAGTTTATTCACGGTTTAGATGTCATACAGGAGGAACTCGAATTTCAATAAATATCTCGACATATGTTAATGAGTCAAGCCCCCCCACCCCAACTCAAAGCGTTCCTAAAAAATGCGAATGTGCAGGTGAAGCGCGAAGCACCACCGGCACCAAACTTTAACTTTGACAAGTTCATTGAGGACGTGATGCGTGATGAACCTACCAACTTGAAGTTTGCAAACTTTATCGCCGAGGTGAGCCCCGTGTCGCGTCCCGACGTGTTAGACTTTGTGCGACGCACGACACCTTTGCGTCAAGATGGTCCCTATGACGTGCAGGAAATCTCTGGGTACTATGGACAGTTCCAAAAAGGTATCACCCACACGAATCTCTATGGCGTACAGGTCCACCAAAACCTGGAGAGCACGAAACAGACGTGGACTTTCATTGAATTTAGAGTCGTCGTCAAGAAAAAGAAGATGATTGTCTGTCGAGTGTACAAAGATAAGATGATGGTGCAAGGTGGGTGCGTGGACAACGACCCGGCCACCGGACTCAAAGTGGCCAGGTACATCGCCATGAAATATTTGAAACAAAACAGTGCAGACATGCGCATGAAATTCGCATCGCTCGATGGGGCTTTCAAAGTCATGGGGGGTGTCCGCCTTCCAGCCCTGAGTGCGGCTCTGCGTAAGGACGGGGTCGAACACAGCTACGAACCAGAACTCAGTTCAACGGAACTCACCGACGTGCGCTACGAAGGGGTGGTCATCGATGGCATCACCCACCGGGGCATCATCAATTTGCGTAATAAAAAGTCCGTGACCGAACTCAAGAAAACCTACGAGGTGGCCAAGAAGTTTATGCAAAAGTACGAAGACGCGGTGAACACGTCCAATGGGTTCGCTCCAAATGTTGTGGAAAACAACCTGCCTGAACCGAAAAAGGTGGGCGTGCCCAAAGTACAAAAGTTGAGAAACAAAGCTAATGTGCTTCTCAACGACGTCATGTGTTCCAAATACAAGACGGAAGAGTTGAAACAAATCTGTAAAGCCATGGGCATCTTTACGAAGAAGACGTGGAAAAAGAAGGACATGTGCCAAGCCATTTTTGACAAGACGGTGGCGAACTACGTCGAAGGTAAAAGAAACACAAACACAAATGTTCGACCGAATGCCCTCTACAAAAACAGAGGAATCAACGACACGAGCATCAAGAAGATGTTGAACAATGCCTACGGTGCAAACTTTAACAGAGGGCGAAACATCAACGCAGACCTGAAAACGGTGAAGAACGGCATGAGCAAGATGAAGACGAACAAGAAGGGTGTTCCCTTCAAGGGGGAGGTGGAAAAGCTGGCTCGCGACACCGCACGCGCGCGGAAGATGCGGGTCCTCTTACAAAAGTATAACGCAGGGGTGCGCAACAAAATTCGAGCCAAAGTGGTCGATGCCAAGGTGCTCACGAACAAGAGTGTCGAACGCGTGGCGAAACAAATCATCTCCAAAGATAAAAAGTTGAAAAAGATTCTTGGAACGACAAACTATGAAGTTTTGAAAAATAAAAATTTTAAAAAGAATGTGAAACCGGAGGTGTACGCGAAACAATACAAACTTGTTCTCGAGTACGTCAAGAAGGTGGTGCGTCCGCGGGGGCAGAGCCAGGTCACGCGGGAGATGCTCGAATGGCTCAATGCGAGGAATACCAACCCATCCGACGAAACATTGAAACGGGCACTCGTGTCCTTCATTCGACGCGGTGATGACCCGACGATGAACTTTCCCACTATGGAGAGAATCTATGCTGCTCGACGTGGGAAATCTTCTTAATGATACCGGTGTGGTATCCAAAGTCATAGTCTGGGAAAGTGTCTTTAATGAGGGTGGACATGCCCACGGCACACCCGACGGTGTCGCACTGCAACAACACACCTTCCATTTCCATGAACGTCTGGACGTCGGCGCCGTCATCGACCATCTGCATGTACATCTTTTGCGACGGGGAATGTGAGGGTAGCTCGTTCTTCGGTGCGGACTGCAGGGTCATCCAGAGAACGACGAGGGCTGCGATGTAAAAGAACATGTTTAAAATGTACTGATATTTTTTATTTTTACAACAGGTTTAGGATGTCATTAATTTTCCAAATGATGTTAAAGTATTCTTCCTGACACGACACTTCAGCAGGTTTTATGATTTCTAACTCAATCTGGTAGTGATTTGGATCTTCCGCGTCTTTGTCCACCATATCACCACTCGATATAGTCATGTCTATGGACAGGTTCTTACGTATGAAACTTTTTCGACGCTTCATGCGTTTCCTGTCCATCTCAAACTCACCACTCACGGGCATCTCGGTGGAAATACTAAATCGCATGTCAAACGGTGTGCCTTGGTCTTTAAAGTCCGTGCGCACGAGACTTTGTTTCCGGATCATCTTCTGTTCCCCGGTGACGTCGTCCACGGAGAGACGAATCCCCGCAGAATCGTGGTAGAACACCTCACACGAAGAGGTTCGAATGTCTTCCCACCCGTTAAATCCTTGCAACCCGGCGAGCACTTTGTCGAAGACAACCTTCCCTACGTTTGTGTCGAAGAAGCTCCCGTTGAACTTGCCGAGACGCATTTCCACCTCGATGTTCGGATTATCGTTGTGGACATCAAAAAGGGGTAGGGTCTCATTGACGATGCGTTGGACATTCATCCTATGTTTCATGATATAAAAGCATCATGTCTTTAATAAATAAATGAGAGGGTTTCAAAATAATGGAAACACCTGCTACTTTAACAGCGCCCTGCAATGTCTCTTACACATTCCAGCGTTGTCCAACTATTTCATACAACACAGTTTCACCGGTCCGTGTGAGTTCACTCGGGCGTACGCCCACCTCACACAACGGTTCTGGACCGTCGAAGAGACGCGCCGCCCACTCGACGTGCGTTCTCTGGTAGTCATGTTTCAGCGCGTGTTTCGTCGGTTCGTCATTGGACATCCACACGACGTGCAAGAAGCCGTGCTGTGCATCATCGACATCCTGGAAAAGTCTGTTCCAGACCTAAAGCAGTTGTTTTATGGTAAAAAAGTCCAAGAGACTATCTACCCAGGTGGGAAGAAGGAACACGAAGAAGATTTCAGCGTGCACCTCGTGTGTTCGAACAGTGATGATTTTCAAACCATGTTGGAGGAGAGCATGCAGTGGAACACGCTCACCGATTACGTCGATGACACTGGAAAGACGCACCACGTCGCCACGACCAGAAACATGTTCAGAACCATGCCACCCGTGTTCATGGTGAGTTTCGACAAGAAAAGTTTCATCACGTCCTCGGAGTACCTCGACGTGGGACACATCAAGTACCGAATGGTGGCGGCCGCGGCCCATGCGGGCATCCAGTGGGGTGGACACTACGTGGCGTACACGCGACACAAGGACAGGTGGTACTACACCAATGACGAACACGTCGAAGAAATGCCCGAACTTCCCAAGCAGGGTGGGTTTTACTTTATGGTGTACGTGCTCGTCTAATACTTGTTTCTCATTTTCATCGTGAACGCGGCCCACTCATCCGCCTTTTTAAATGCAAAGTATTCAGCTCTGAAACCTGCGTTAATGAGCTTCTGTGCCTTTTTCTTTTGTACGGTGGTTGGATTTTTTATTTTTCGCACATATCTCGAGGCTTCTTCTTGAGCTTTTTCCATAGCCTTTCCAGTCTCCACGAATTCTTTCATGAGTTTTTTGTATCTTTGCATCTCTCTGGTGTTCATCTTCAAAATAATTGTCTTGGGAAGCAGCTTCATTATTATAAACACTACAAATTAAATAAAGCGAGGGAACGTTTATGTTATAAATAGTATGAAACCCTTACTCAAATGGGTTGGTGGTAAAACGCAAATCATCGATGACGTCCTCGAGACATTCCCCAGCGACATACAAACATACCACGAACCTTTCGTCGGTGGTGGTTCGGTCCTCCTCGCGGTCCTGTCGAGTCCAGACATCAAAGTGGCACGAGTGCGTGCGAGCGACAATAACCCCCATCTGATAGCCTTTTACAAACAGGTGCAGCAGGACCCCGAACTCTTCCACCTCGCCGTGGAACACGTGTTCAAGGCGTACGATAGGGCGGGTGCGGACAAGGAGTTTTTCTATTACGAGCAACGCACGCGCTACCGAGAGCTGCCCACGGGGTGTGTGGAAAAGAGTGCCCTCCTCCTATTTCTCAACAAGACGTGTTTCCGTGGTCTGTACCGAGAAGGACCCTCGGGGTTCAACGTGCCCTATGGGCACTATAAGACGACACCCAAGTGGCCGACACTCGAGGAGTTGCAACAACTGCAAGCACTTCTTCGACCAGTGGAGTTCGCAGTGTGTGATTTTTCAGAAGCACTCTCCCACGTGGTGAACCCGGGGGACTTTGTCTACGCAGACCCACCGTACGCCCAGGAGACCAAGACATCCTTTAAAGATTACACCCAAAATGGTTTCGACCAGGACCGATTATTTAAAGAGCTTCAAAAAGTTGTGTTCACCATGAGTAACGCCAATGTCCCATGTGTCACAGAGTTTTTTAAAGATTACCAGGTCTATTACATCAAGGCTCGACGCGCCATCAATAGCAAAAAACCCGATTCAACTACAACAGAGGTTTTGGTCACCAATGTCAAAAAATAGAGGCACTGGCGCGGGTGGTGCAAACACAAACAGGAGTGGCATTTACTTCGAACGGTGCGTGTGCCCACCCGTGTACATGAAAGGTTGTGGGGCACGCGTCGGTGACTATCTCTTTTTGAAACAACATGACTTTATCAAACACATGAAACCCGTGGACCCAAAGTCGAGGTTGTTTAAACCGGACGGGGCCTACGTCAGGGGTGATATGGTCATCTTGTTGGAATGTAAGTACCAAGGTGGTACGGGGAGTGTTGATGAAAAAATCCTAAACTCCCCAGTGAAACTGGATTTGTACAAACAGGCGTATCCACACGTGCGCGACTGGAAATATGTCCTCGTGCTGTCGGAGTGGTTCAAACAGCGAGCGTACAAAGGGTGGATTTCCACCTTGCTGAAAAATCCAGAGATAGAGGTGTGGTGGGCCGAGCAAACGTCCGAACTTAAGGTGCAGTTAGAAGTGAACGAGTGTGGTGTTGTGAAAGTCTATCTATGTAATTATCAACTCCTTCCATGATTGTACACTAATCCCATTCTTGTCCATGCACCACGGGTACACTGGGTCGCCGACAAAGTTTATGACGTCGACACCGTTTTTGAAACAGTCCACACACGTGTCGTAATTATCGTCGACGAGGACGTGCAAGTTGAGTGAACGACACACAGAAGATTTGGAGATTTCTTTAGGCGTGTAGCTGTTCGTGATGACGAGGTCGTGGAACACGCCTGGAAAGTGGCGCTCGAGCCACACTTCCGTATTCGCTCGTACCCACTGCTGACGTCCAGTCACCGCATAGAGGGTATTCTTCTCCTTCATGCGAGACAAAGCCTCCTGGGCGTGTTCGATGGGCTGGAGTTCGGCAAATTCCTTCGAGTCGTAAAATTCACGAAGCATTTCCTGGGACCGTTCTTCGCTCACACGAAACACGTCTTTGAAGACGTACGGATACTTTGCGATGCGTGGGAGTGTTTTACCATGGTACTTGGCCATGGGCAGGAGCAATGGGACGAGGACTTCATCAATATCAATAGCGACTCGCATCATGTATTATTATTAAACTCAGACATTTGTATGTCCTCCTTTATATTCACTAAAGTTCTATAAAACGTTCGCCTATTGTTCGGGTGGCTCTTATCTGTCCTGACCTTCAGGGGTACCCAATGTGGTCCCACGTACTGACACTCTACGATGGCATCTTCCGCGTACCACGGCTCGTCCCCGTGTATCTCGCTTTGATACATCAGTTGGCCCCTCTCCTGAATGTATAGCCGCCACACCCCCACCCTGTACACGTCCCTCTTCATCTGGAAATCTATGGTATTATGGTCCCTGGGTTTCCACTTGAACATCGTTTCGTGCGTCCCCATGCGCACGGGTTCATCGACGGGTGTGAACACGATGCCATCCACCCGCTGGGACACCGTCGGTAGGTAGGTGTTTTGAAACTCTTCAAAGTCGGTGTACGCGTGGAACGTCTTCAATCGCACCCTGTATGGGTCTGATTTCATGCATATGATGCGTTTGATGAACTGTTCCAGACTCGCATAGCGGTCTAAAAAATTGAGATGTGCAATCCCGTTGCCACTGACCGCGACGCCGTCGTACACCATGAAGTTATTCTCGTACAACTCACCGTCTAAGATGGTCCCGTCGTACGCCGCCTTGGGCAAGTTCAGTTGCACCTGGAACGTGCGAAACGCGCGGTTCACGAGCACACACAGGGGTCGCCCCTGCCAACGCGTCGCCACGAGCATGTGTCGCTCACCGTCGGTCTTTTCACAGACCACGTAGAGATTGTTGCGAAGACGTGGGAAATGACATCGTTCTATGGAGATGGGTTGTGGACCGGGGAAACGGTCTTTGGACCCCCAAACCCTATGTATGAACGATATGACGTGTTCTTCCATCACGATTTTGTATTACAAACGTGTATACTTTTTAATTAACGCGCACTGACCCCCGCGGCATTCATGATGTTCGAGACACACTCGTGGGCATAGGTCGTTATCAAATTCGCGGCAGTCCATGCGTGTATTTTAACACCATAGTCTCTAAGTTTTTCAAAAATTTTCTCATAATTCGTCAATTTCGTATCGCCCAACTTTTTCCGGATCGTCTTGCTCTGCATCATCCAACACTTTGGCCGCGTGGACTTGACGGAGTACACGTCGCCTTTCACCTTGGCACCCACCTCCGTGTCAAAGTGGAGACCCATCTGGTGCAAGGGTTCATCGGACTTGGCCAAGACTTTTTCTTTGAACATGTTCCAATCGATGCCCTCCGTGGCTGCGGGAAAGATGAGGCACCCACACCCGTCGTGTGGCTCGAACACTTGGTCCAGGGAATTTTCATCGATGTTGATGCCAAAGTCGATGAACATGATGCGGTCGTAGTTTTTCAAAAGTTTTTGAATCGTTTGCGCCTTTTGAAAAGGGTCATCGGGGCAGAACATGATTTCATTGCTCCACCCTTTCTGTACGCACTTGAGGTTGAGTTTCATGACCGAGTGAAGGGTTTTCACGTGGCATGATTTGCTCCTGGAAACGACCAAAGTAATCAACTTCATATTAAAAAAGTAAAGTCGCTACGCCTTAAGCCTCTCTGCCAAACACGCCTGGAACGGTAAGTTTCCTACGTGACCCAAGGTGGTGTTGATGTCTGCGTAAATTTTGCCATCCATCTGCTGCCAGCGGCGACAGAAGGCGTAGTCTTCGGACAGGTAGCGACGCGACACTGGGTCAATCATGCAATCAAATAGGGCACAATACGTATCAAAGTCCCTATTTTGATGGTCATTCACACAATCCAACTGCTCACCGTAGTGTTCTTGCATCCTTTCGAACACCGAACGTTTAATCATCATGAACCCCGTGGGTCCATCGAGGATTTCAATGAAACCATCTTCCACGGCGCGAGACTGGGCGCCAAAGTTGATGACCAGAGAGCTACTGAGCATGGACATGTCCCGCTCGTCGCCCTTTTCGATGGCAAACTTGGCCTGGTCCCACATGACCACCTTTTTCGGGTAGCACGCGACGGCGATGTCCCGGTTGGCCCTCACGAGGCGCACCACTGACTTGGGGTCAAAATCGATGTCCGCATCGATGAACATGAAAAAATCGCAATCCGTCTTTTGCATGAAACGACCAACCGCGACGTTGCGAGCTCGGTGGACGAGACTTTCGTTTTCCGTCGTGTCAAAGTAGAGCTGGATGCCCTCGCGAATGAGTTCCATCTGGAGTTTGATGACGGAGGCCATGTACCGCTCGAGGCAGAGTCCGCCATAGCATGGTGTAGCGAGAAAGAGTTTGGTGACCATTACACATTTAAATGGCTTTCGCCTCTAAGTATTTTCTAATGATGGTTTCTATTTTATTGAGCGTCGGTACAGACACGGAACATCCTTTACAGATTTCACTTTTTGGTATTCCAGTGACAATCCATAGTATAGCAGATGCGATGCTGTTTGGAGTTTTACTCATGAGTTCAACGCAATCTTCGACGTTTCGACACATCTTAGTGCACGCGATTCGATGTTCTTTAGATATGTCAAACCCATTGATGAGTCGATTCATGACGTCGACGGGGCGGGTGGTGTTCTCCTCCTCGTGCGTGGTGACGAGCACCGACTTGAACATCTCCGAGGTGCGGCTGATGTCTTTCGGTTGAATGTTGAACATGTCCGCCACCTCCTTCGTCGTGCGTGGGTAGTTGGCGAGTCGGCACGCGTAGAGCACGCAGTTGGCCTTGATCCCCACACGGACGGCACCCCTGGTCAATTTCTTCTCGTTGAACGTTTTGTAGATCATCTTTGCGTCTCGAAGCACGACCTCTGGAAGAGAGCCACACGCGTCTTCGATGTCTTTGTATGCGTGGTACAAGCCTCGGTCTCTGTGATTCATCGCTTGGTGGAAGTTGATGGTCGCCATGCGTCGGTTCTTGTACGTCGACGATCCACGACCCGTGGAGATCACGGTGCTCTTTCCCCACTGAGACGAGTACAGATTCGGGTTGCTGTGTGCGTCGGCACCGCAACGAGCGGGGTCGGACACTTTACCATCTTCGGACACGCCAGAGGTCCACTCCGCGACGTCGGAGATGTACCTGTCGTCCACGAGACCGCACTGGACGCACACGGGAAGCCCTTCGGGGGCGATCACCTTGGTGCCCTTGCACTCCACGCATTCATAGTTGTTCGCTGGCTTTTCAGTTGTTGGTGGTTCTTCTTTTTTATTTTTAAGGAGGGTGTCTAAATCATCCCAAATAGCTGCCAGCATCTTCGGTGCTCTACGAGGATTTTTTTAAAATCACCACGCGTCGCAGTCTGCGGCACGGTGTTTGGCCCACGCCTCGATGTGATCCACGGTGTCTTTAAAACTTCGAGCCCCTGGACTTCTTGGTTCCCAATCGTTCCACGCTTGGTCAATGTCTCTGTGTCCAGGAGGGGGTGGACCTTGTTCGTCGTCGGAGACGATGAAATCTTCGAGGTCGCTTCCACCGTCTTCCCAAATCTCACTGTCGTCGTCTTCTACGTCGACCTCGGCGTAGAACACGTAGTACGGGTGGCCTACACTCGTGATCTCGAGGTCTTCGAACGTCCCCCCTGGGTGGTGTTCGCACAAACTTTCGTATGGGGTCGCTGTCATTTCCTGGTCGAGCTCGTACACGCACGCTGATTTATAAATCTTTTCCGTTTGACTTAGGAAACGAACGCCGAGGACGTTCCCCGTGTTCATCTGCACGATCCCATAGGTGGGCTCTTCCACATCGTCTTCGTTGACCATGGCCAGGACCACGTCGTTCGCCTGAATGTCTGAGGGTACAATCATGAAATTTTACGACATTAATTTTTTAGAGGGCCGACTATGACTTAATTAAAAATATTCGACTATTGTACTTTAGGAGTCATGAAAATTACAATTTATTCAAAAGAGGGGTGCACCTACTGCGACCGAGCGACGGAGCTGTGTGAAGCAGAGGGATTGCCTTACGAAAAATGCATGATTGACAAATCGGACTTAGAGAAGCTATGTGGGGGCAAGTTTGATGCGTGGCCACAAATTTTTAAAGATGGTGAGAGACTCGGCAATTTTTTTGACCTGGAGGAATTCATCCAGGAGGAATACGAACCCTTACTTCATGGATGTGAGAACAGATTCACGGTGTTTCCACTGAGGTATGAAAACTTGTGGAAGCTCTACAAGCAGGCACAGATGTCCAACTGGACCGCAGAAGAGATTGACTTCTCAAAAGATATGGAGGATTGGAAAGGGTTGTCTGAAAATGAACAACGGTTTGTAAAGTACGTGCTCGCGTTTTTCGCCGGGTCCGACGGTATTGTGTTTGAAAACATCAACAACAACTTTGCCGACGAGGTGCACGCGTCGGAGGCTCGGTCCTTCTATGCATACCAGTGCCACAACGAAATGGTCCACGGGGAGACGTACTCCAAGCTCATCGACAAGTACATCACCGATGGGAGAGAAAAGATGCAGTTGTTCAACGCCGTCAACACCATCCCATGCATCGAGAAGAAGGCGAATTGGGCCATGAAATGGTTCGCCAGAGACCGGTCTTTTGCCGAGCGTCTCTTTGCGTTCGCGTGCGTCGAGGGCATCTTCTTCTCCGGGTCGTTCTGCGCCATCTACTGGCTCAAGAAACGGGGGTTGATGCCGGGTCTCACGTTTTCGAATGAACTCATCAGCAGGGACGAAGGGTTGCACCAAGACTTTGCAGTGGAATTGTTTAAAATGTTGAGACACAAACCCTCGGGACACGTCCTGCAAGCCATCGTGCGAGAAGCCGTCGCCATCGAGAAAGAGTTCATCATCGACGCCCTTCCGTGTTCACTCATCGGCATGAATGCTCAAAAAATGTCCGAGTACATCGAGTACGTGTCCGACAGACTCCTAAAGCAAATTGGACACCAACCAATTTTTAACTCCAAGAATCCATTCGATTTCATGGAGCTCATCAGCTTAGAGGGCAAGACGAATTTTTTCGAAAAAAGGGTTGGGGACTATGGGAAAATGGATGCGACTGAAGACGAAATCACATTCAATGAAGACTTTTAAAAAATAGACACACATTGTTAAACAAAAAAGAGAATCATGTTTCAAGTTCTACAATCAGTCATTGGCACCCCGGGCCCTCTCATTGTAGAAGTTGAAGGAAAGTTATTTTTAGAACAGTGTATGACCATCAGAGAGTGTCACGTCGACCGCATGGTCGAACGCCTGAAAGAGTTTTCACTCACAGACGTCGTGCAAACGACGGACCGCTCCTTTTTCATGTCGCTCAAGCCTGCGTCTTCGACTCGCGTCTGATGTTCATCATACCCCACGTGATCAAGAAGAACACGAGCGAGTGTACCAACAACCCAAGCATCGTCGGGCACCCATTCGGGCTCGCGAGACCAGGACTCAGCAATCCACGAGTCAATATGTACATTTGAGGATTCGAAATAATAAAGAAGGTTAACGCCGAAATGGCGGAAATGATAGCCTTCTGCTGCTGCTTCGAACCATTGCAACCGCATCCGCAATCTTTAAAAATTCCCATGTTTCGTTTTAATATAGACTGAGAATTTTTTATTCCCACGCGTCCGTACCATTGGTAATCTTAAACGTGTACGTCCCAGCAACGTTCGTGATCGAGGGCGTTTCAAGCAACTGCTGGTTCGTGGTGCCTTCGGGTTCGGTCTTGTACGCCGGTCTGAGGAACTTTGCCTTGGTGCCAATAATGTCAGCACGCGTCGCCGTGTCCGCGGTGTTCGTGAGCACGAGTTTGTGGACCTTTTTCACCGCACCCAAGTCGAGGGTGACCGACGCGGCGCCATCGGCTGGTGACGGCTGCGATCCCAACGTCGGTGAGGCGCTGTCGTCGTCGATGAAACTGGCCAAGGTGTTTCCTTCCGCAGCACCTTCTACAGTGGAAACGTCGGTACCGGTTCGCACCACCAACTGCGCACCGTTTTTGTCGTACACCGAGATGTCGTTCAACGAGATCGCGTTGGACGTGTTCGTCTGTTCAAGTTTGATGTACCGACAGTCCACGTACATGTCGACATCGGCTGGTGTCGTGGAGTCGCACCCACAGAACGTGTTGCTGAAAAAGGTGAGGTTCGAGAAACACGCGTTTGCGTTGAGGTTTGACAAGTTGAGGGTGCCCTCGGTGCACGTATAAAACAGTGCAGATGCCGATGAGCACGACGATGCGAGCATGGCGATGATGGCCACCGCAGACATAGTATAAATTAGAGTAACATTTTTTTCCCTGGGTTAAAGTTTTCACACTCTGTGTAAGTATAACCAACAAACAATAATGTCGCTCGCCATCACTCAAGCTTCTGAATTCAATGCCTCCGATGTGGATTTCTCCAAGATGAGAAAGAACAAGAACGGTGGCAAGGCGGTCTATCTCAACAAGGGTGGCAATAACAAGCTTTACGTTCAATTTCCAAAACTTCGTTGTCCGTACGGACTCTCTGCGTTCACCGATGAAGGCACTGGACGTACGTCGTACAGCCTCGACCTGGCGTTCGATCCGGACAATGCCGAAGCCGTCGAACTTCGAAAGAAGTTTGAAGAGCTCGACGAACTCATCGTGAACAAGGTGGCTGAAAATTCAGTCGAATGGCTTGGAAAGGAGTTCAACGTCGAAGTGCTCAAGCAGGCCCTGTACAAGCCGCTCGTGCGCGTCGGCAAGCCGGAGTACCCGGCCACCATCAAGTTGAAGATTCTCACAAAGTCCGATGGGTCTTTCGTGCCCGAGAGCTACAACATGAACAGAGAAGCCATCACCCTGGATTCCGTCGAGAAGGGTGCCAAGGTGCACACCATCGTCGACATTAACCAAATCTGGTTCATCGACAACAAGTTTGGTGTCACCATCAGATTGTCTCAAGCGCTCGTGGAGCAAACGGCTAAATTGCCGTCTTTTGCGTTCCAGGGCATCGAACTTCCGGAGCCGACCGTGGACGATGACGACGAACTCGTCGACGAAGAATAATTTCTCATGTAATGACAACTAAAACTATGGTCCCTTTCATTATTCTTTTACTCGTAGACGTGTACATTCTCTGGACGATGCGCACTGCGGTTGCTGCGCCCCCCACCGGCGGCGAGGCGGACTACGTCGTTTACGGGACCATGGGATGTGGATGGACTCGTAAGCAACTCGATGTCATGAAGGAGAAGAAGCTCTCCTACGAATTCGTCGATTGCAGTAAGGGTCAGTGCCCAGCGGACGTCAAGGCGTACCCGACTTTAAAGCACCCCGACGGGAAGATCACCACCGGATTTAACACCCTCTGAGAATCATGAGGGAAATGGAGAGGAGGAATGCGTCCAACATGGAGCTGATGGGCTTGAGGACGCTGATGTGCTTCACGAGACTGCGGTTCCACAGAATGCGGAGGAGGAACGTGCTGATGAGGAGGATGAGCACGTAGAGCAGAACTTCGGTGAGCATGTCAGACTTCGTTTCAGTCTTTGAGATTTCTCTGAGCATGATTTTTTATTATTAGTAAATATTATAAATGCTGCCATTGAGTGGTTCTGAAAAAAAGTACACCACTCGATTGTGGAACAACCCAAAATACAAAAGGTCCAACAACTGCTACGCCTACGCCGTGAATGACCCTGAAAGTTTCCGCTGGCAGAAGAGCATCCCCGGAGACCGAAGCGGTCTGAGCAACATGTACCACAACTACACCCACTGTGATGGATTGCCGAGACGCGTCGTCAGTGATAACCCAAAAAAAGTATACAAGGTGAATCCCGTGCTGCGATGTAAGAAGGGTTACTTTAAAATCATGATGTTCACCAGCCCACAGGGGGACTTTCACTTTTACAAGCAACACGGTGTGTGTGAATACAAGGTTCAACCTGGGAACACCGTGAAAAGCGTGGCTGCGTTTTTCAGAGTGCCCGAAGGACGGGTGCGACTGGCTGCCTCAAAGGTGGGTGGATTCAAAGTTGGCAAGCGCATCGTGTTCAAGGTGAACCTGTGGTCGCACAAGAGAGGGTGGAGTGATGGTGGTGCACTCCTCACCGATGCAAACGGGAAGATGATCAAGGATCCACGAAAGGCGAGTAGGAACTACCCGGGTTTGAACTACTCAAACTTCTGTTCCGCGTTCTGTGTCAAGGATCGCGGCATCAAGGTCGGCAAGACTCATCCCAAAGTCTCGAAGAATGGAGTCTAGGTCAGTTTCTTCTTCGGCATCAAACTGAATGTCAAATATGTCGAGGACGTTGATGACCTGGTCCTCGTTCAGTTCAGTGGCGGTGGACGAACGGGCTAAAAAATTATTCGTCACCGTGAGCGTCACCTTAAACTGGGACACGTCAAACACTTTCCGACACATCGGACACGTGTGTTTGCCCTGTCCTTTCCAGCGTTCGATGCACGACTTGTGAAATATATGTCCACAACGGATGGCATTATGTCTAGTAGGTTTTACCTCGTTGAGACATATAGAACATGTCGTAGACATACCTACATGTACTTGGCTAAAGTTTTTTTAATAAATATCCGCGACATTGAGGAGCGGTGCGTGGCACTGACCACACTGGGTGGTGCCTTGGATGTCTTGGACTTGCTGCAAGACTTCCGGGCCCTTGCTTTGAAGCAATTGGCGGTAACGGTAGTTGTCTTCGAGTGCGATGCCATTTTGCTTCATGATGTAGTTGTTCACGAGTTGCGCTGAGGAGTGGATGGTGAAACAGCGACCGTCGGCCATACCCAAACGTTGCGACATGCTTATTTTTATTACAATACCTTTAGAAATTTATTTGGCGGTTAGGTGTGGTGGCGAGCCACGAACGGAAACCCATGCCTTTTAGTTTTTGTACAAATTCATCACATTGGTATCCCATGAACGTGTCGAAGACGTCCTTGGTCTCGGTGGGCGACACGCGAATCTCATCCCCCGCGCGGTCGATGTGTCGACACACCATGTTGTATCCATAAGCCACCTCTTTCAACGTTTCACACCCCGTGATGATTATTTTACCAGTAGAGAAAATGGATGTCGTGATTTGTTTCATTTCCTCTGCTGGTTTGAATTTTATTTTTACCGCCGAGTACTTGTCCGGCTGAAAGCTCACGGAGAAGATGTCGCCAAAATTTTTAAAGTGTTGCGCCACCTTCATGAGGTTCACGTTATAGTTCAAACTATAGTTACTGTTGATCATGACCACTCTGAAATCGTCATTGCTGATGGCTGTTTCCATACCAAGAAACTGTTTGAAAATTTCTTTGAGTTGTACTATGATTCTGTTGCAATCGAAGAGGTCGCAGCACCCAGCCACCTGAATCGAACCATTTGGGAAAATTTTTATACTCTTACTGGAATAGTTGTCTCTGAATGAGAGTGTAATTTGATTGTAAAAAGTCGTATTCTTTATGGACCACTTAAAATCACCCTCACCCCCGTCGCGTCGAAGGATCACGTGGTCAACGGAGGAAAACTTCTCGCGGAGCTTCGCGATGTCCACCGGCTGTCCGAACTTGGCCACCATGGTGATTGTAGTGATTTTGACCCACGAGGGACGGGTCTCCTCTCGCATCATGTTTCGGAAGGCATCGATCGTGAGGATGAACGAGAACGTTTGGTTCGCGATCGGTGAATACATGATCCGAGGGGTGCCTTCGAACACGTGCGTCGCGAACTGGGGATTATTTTTTTAAAAGCCTCTCTAACCTCTCTTTTTCCCTCTGTATAAAAATACGTAATTGGAGAATATCACCATCTAAATATACCTGACCCGACGCTTTTCCCATGCCCACATCTCCGATACGACACAGGTCCACGACGGCCATCTTCGCGGTCGCGGGAACCTTGCTGTAGTGCGCGGCGAGGACTGCGGCGTCTCGTTTCGTCTCTTTGGGCAACGCGTCTCCTTCGAAGGCTACGACGACGTGCGACCCAGGGACTCCGGCCGCGTGGAGCCACCACTCCGCGGGGTAGGAACTTTCAGTCAACCGATCGTTGTCCTTGGCGTTCTCGCCGACGAGAATTTGTATTCCATCCAGGGATGTGAACGTTCTCATAATTACATTTTAGAATGGTTTTTATTTATAAGTAGTTCTACACCACCACGCATTTAATCCAGCAAATTCAAACACAATGTGAATGAGGGCACCCGTGAGGAACAAGAGCCACGGCGTCGTGAGTCCCGTGTTCAAGTACTGAAGACTGTAAAAAAGGGCAGAGGTCATCACACCGACGACGATGGCTTCCGTGAAGACTGGGGTTCTCATCATGTATACTGTTCGTAGATATTTAAATAACTCGCAAACGTTAACCAGAATGCCAGTGGGAGCAGGTACGTGCGCGCCGTGCCCTCGAGCTGCGACACGGTGTACCACGTGGTGAGCGCAGAGGCGGTGATGATGATCGCCGCCTTGTCCTTGTTCTTCGCACACGAGTACGCGATGAGCCACAGGCAGCAGAGACCCACGATGGCGGTGAAGAGGACGTCCTCCTTACTGAGACGCCACGCGTATCCTGTGGTAAAGTAGAGCGCGGGCCACACCACACCGAACACCCACGAAGGTGGGCGAAAAGGGACGTTCGCGGCTGAGCTTTTCAAGTTTGGGCAAAGAAGACTGGTACCAGTGATGGCGAGGCCTGGAATGAACTGGCGGTACATACTTTATTCTTACATTTTTTTATTAAAGTTTTAAGTGAAACATCTAAGTATACATCATGAGCTTCCTTAAATCTGCCAAATTCATCAGCGATGTCGAACTCGGATGCGACATGGTGGAGGTCGAGTATGTCAAGTACGTCGAAGGCGAGAACCGCTACGAAACCTTTGTGGACTACTATCGCACCGTGCCCGCCGGGGAATGGGTCGAAATCACATCTCTCAAGCAGAACATTCGTTTGGAAAAATTCTTAGACACCATGGTGGAAAAAACGACCGAGGTGCTTCAAAAAATGTGCGACGTCATTCTGGAATCTGCACAGTGCTCCACGAGGCTTATGTATGCATCAAAAATTCTTGACCCAACATTTACCCCTCCGGTGGTAAATTTATCTCGAGCATGGCAACGTACTTTAGTGAATGAATTCTGTATGTCGACTTTACCAGAACTCGTGTATCACTGCAGAAACACAAGAAGGTTGGAGAAGTTTTTCAACGTCGTTCGAACGATCGCGTCAGAATGCGACGCGTGCAGAGTATCTTGAAGAAGCGGCGCATCGCCGTCCGCGCCGCGGAAAACCCAGATGCAGAAATCGTCGTGAAACGTAAACGCCACGTCATGGAAATAACCACCACCATTCCACGAGAACAGTGCACCGACGTCGAGGTCGACCCCTCCGGAGAACGGATCGTCCAGATCAGTGGCACCGGTGAGGAGGTTTCCGAACAGTCGTGGACACCGGCAGAACCAACACCAGAAAATATAAAAAAAATTTGGAATCACCTTCTCGTGAAAGAGGTCCGCTCACGTTGCCCCGAAGTCCTCGGCATGGCGATCTTGAAGCACGTCCTCTTTCACGGGAAAGTTCAAAGCGGCAAGGGCACCCTCCAGTTTGTCATGATGTGGTACTACAGTTTCATATTAAATAAAAAAGTTGTCCATCTTCTCGACAACAGAAGGGCTTCTTTAAAACAAAATGTTGAACGCGATTATAAAAAAGTCAAGGACATCATCAAGGATGTGTGCGCGTCGTGCGACATTCCCGATTGGCAAAATTACATGTACACCTACACCGTGGCGGGTGAACGGAATCCCGTGCCACGAGGGAAACATGCCGTCACCGTGGCCATCGGCAACCCGACACGCATCCGTCAACTCGTCTCACAGGTGGAACGCGAAAGGGGCATCGTCATCGTCGTCGACGAGTGCGACGTGTTCGTGAAATCGCACGACGGACACATGAAGACGGAGGTGCAGTTGAAACGTTTGAAAGAACACGCCGATCACATGGTGATGTTCACGGCGACGCCTTTTGCAAACTATGCACAGGAAGACACCCGGGTATCACTCTTCAAGATGAAACAAAGTGAAACGTATCGAGACATCACGAGTGATAAGATTGAAAAAAGAATTTTACCTCCATATTTTTTTGGACAAAGTATGAAATTCAAAAACATCAAAGAACTTTTACGAGATGTCATTTTTCCCCATGACTTTGGACATTTACAAAACATCACCCTCATGAACGTGGAATCCATGACGACACAGATGGATGCTCTGGCCCGGGTGCTTCGCGTGGAATTCAAGGACACCTTCCACTGCGTGGTCCACCACTCACACACGAAGATGCATTTCAAGGGGCAACAGTTTGAATCACACGACATCAAAGGATTGTTTGAAGCCATTCAGCGAAACACGGATGGTAAACCCATCGTCATCATCTCGGGACAAATGGCTGGGCGCGCCGTCACCTTTCGCTCACAGACGGGTGGGACCTCTCAACTCACATCCATGATTTACCATCCTAGTGGTAGCGCCTCGGAGGTGAACATTCAACAGGCCCAACGCATGTGTGGAAACTATGGTGCCGATGTTCCAAACATGTTGTTCTTTGCCACACAAAAAACAGTGGACGTCATCAACGTGGCCATCAACAACACCTTGCGCATGAATGATACCATCACCGAAGACAAAGACACTTTGAATTGCATAAGCACCGGTGTGTACGAGCACTCTGGACGACACATGGACCGCGCCGGGGTGGAGGGACATCTCGAACGAGAGACGGAATCGCATACAGAGTTTGAATCACTCGACGCCCTTCGACAGTACTTCCGAGGACATTATCACAAGGAGGTGTGCATCACGGAAAAGTATGGTCAGGTACGGGTGCCACCCTTTGTGTACGAAGGAAACGATGCCGCCGAACAAGCAAACATTCGACGACACACTCTCCATGAAATACGCGCCAACCACTCAGACTTGGAAACTACGGGAGGTGGTGTGCAGTTCTGTTGGGACGAAGACCGCTACCGGCGCGTGTTTAACACTGGGGCGCGCAAAACTGATAAAAATTATCAAAAGAGTGTGTACGTCCTGGGGCGTCCAGCCGCGGGTGTGCACACCACTGTGCCTTTCATCCTGTATAAACCTGAATACCACGACGCGTCTCGATGTACCGAGGACCGCACCCTCTACGTGTGTCAAACCACCGCCGGTACTTGGAGAGGGTACGTCCCGAACATGAAGAAACACAAGTCGTTGCGTTTTCATCCACGTAATAATATGATTGTAAACTGATAAGAATGGTCCTTGAACTCCATCTAAAAGCGCCCGTGTCCGAACCTCCAAAGCAAGGCACCTACGTCGACAGCTACGGGACCATCGTGCGCGAAGACTGCGACTGCTACGACAGCGAGGGACGGTTGCTTTTTAAATTTAGAAAGGGGGTGATCCCGAAGACACTCACGGAGGTGGCTGCAGACACCTTTCGCGCCCACGCACAGAAGGTGAGCAAGACCCGTGGATACGCCTCGAACAATGCACCGACGACGTCGAACATCGCCGGATTCTACGACAAGAAGACGGTCGGGCACCACCGACAGGGCTTGCGCAATCCTTCGAAAGATGAACTTTTGTGTCGAACCACCTATTTTAATGCGAACAACGGTGACAAGTTTCGTGCATGTGAACCTTTTTTTAAAAATATTAATGACATTTACGAAGCGCTCACGCCCGACAAATACGCCGTGCAGAAGGCGCAGTGTGAAAAGGTGATGCCATCCCTTCTCATCAAAAACACCGTGTTCTCGACCATCACGGTGAACAGAAACTGGCGCACGGCGTGCCACGTGGACAAGGGGGACTTTTCGGGTGGTCTGGGAAACCTCGTCGTCGTCGGGAACGACCGATACACGGGTGGCGAGATTGGGTTTCCCCGATGGGACGTGGGGGTGGACGTTCGCGACGGGGACATGATCGTCATGAACGTACACGAGGTACATGCTAATTTGGCCATCACGCCGACGGCGGAGGACGCCGAGCGCATGAGTTTCGTGTGTTATTTAAGGGAAAAGATGCACAAGTGCGTCGAGCATCTACCGTCGTAGCACCCACACCAAGAGGATGATCAGAAGGAGTGCCACGGTCGCGCGGGTGATGAGCCATCCGTTGCGGTCGTTCTCAGCCGCCGCGGCAATCTTCATGCGCGCGTCTCTGGTGAACCCATAGTCAATGTTTCTTCGCGGGTGCAGGGGCGTGCGCAGCGGACACCCAGGCTGACGACCCCCGGTGCAAAAGTCCACAGTCCTGTCGCCCGAGGTCTTGGCCACGTCGCAGATGGGGCTCAGGCGCGTGTACTCGATGTCCTTCTTGCCGTGCACATCCTTCGCGTGGTCGGCAAAGTCTGGGGTCTGGCGGACACCCCCTGGAAGGGAGAAATCGCGAACGACGAACGGGTTAATGTCGTCGATGGTGTCTTGGTCCGAAAGCATGTATGAGCTCATGTTGTAATACAATATTTTTTATGGTTCAATTTATACTGATGTTGTTCCCACATCTGGTCGAGGTCTACGTTAAGCATGGACGCGAGCTGAAAGAGATATGAGAAGACATCACCCATCTCCATCATGACGTCCGTGCCTCTCTCCTTTTTCAAACCTGTTTTTTTAAAGGTTTTTTTGTACTGACGTATGGCTGACGCCAACTCCCCGAACTCCTCTGTCAACAGGAGCCACACCGTGTCCACCTGAGCCTTATCCCAACCTTTTGATTTACATATTCTTTGAGTTTCACTCTTATAGTAATTCAACATGCTTCAATAAAGTTCCAAGGCTTTATACCAAAAAGGTTGTGGTCTCATAATTCTAGGTTTGTACACACGGTGTGTATCGAAAATACTCTTTCTCTTTCCATTCGTGCGTTTGAAATGTTTTTGCGCGTGCGATGCCACCTGGGTGGGCGTCCGCGTCAACACACAGTTTTTGCTAATCTTCAGCCATTTACCCGCGCCATACAGCGCCAGGCCGCGAAGAAAATCGTTGTGTTCACGCGGGCTCCAAGCTCCTTTGTTCATCATTGTATGCACACATGACCACCCCCCGTCACTGGGGCTTTTACATGCCAATTTTGTCGTTGATGCCAATTTTATTACCATAGGTCGACGTGTTCACCGGTTGGTCCAGGGGTGTGGCCACGGTGTCGACCTCCTTCACGAACGCGAGATACTGCGCGACGCCCGTTTTAATTTGTCCCACAGCCGTGTCGATGACGATCGTGTTCATGGCTCGGACCTGGGCGTAGATTTTATCATGGTGATCACCGGAGTTGTTGATGAAGACATATCGCATCAGGGTTAGCAAATCGTCGCTGTTCTGGGTGTCAATCTTGATGCCCGTCACTTGCTTGAACTTTTCACGGATGCCTCGCTGAAGGAGGTCCTGGTTGAACGCACTGAAGTACAGGGTGTTCAGGGGACTTGGACACTGTTTGATCGTGTTCATTAATATATCTCACGAAAATAATATTCACATCTTATAATAAATAATGCTGGCTCCTTCAGATTTCGACGAGGCCTACTCTGGGCCGCAAAACGTGGAAGCGATCCCGTGCTCGCCCCCATACTGCTTCGTGAACTCGTACGCGCCTGTGGCCAAGCCAGGTGAGGCTGGTCCGTTCTTCGTGAACACGTACCTCGCACAGCCGAACCGCAAGCGTGAAATCGCCGGTGCGGTCACCGTGCGTGCCAGTGATTTGAAATGCACTTAAAAATTTTAAACATTAATTATACAAAGATGAGAGTCACCAAGAGAAATGGTCGCGTTGAAGACATGAAATTTGACAAGGTCACCACTCGTATCTCCAACCTGATCCAGGGACTCTCACCAACCGTCGACCCCACGAAAGTCGCGCAACAAGTATTCAGCTCCATGTATGATGGCATCAAGACTCAGGAAATGGACACACTCTCAGCCGAGATTTGCATCGGCATGATCACGAGCGACCCCGACTACGAGGTGTTGGCCACCCGCATCGTCGCATCGAATATTCAAAAGCAAGCGCCGAAGAATTTCGTCACCGCCATGCGGGCCCTACACAAAGGGGGGGTGATCACCGACGAAGTCCTTCGCCTGGCGGACCAGGTGAAAGACTACATCAAACCCGAACGCGACTTTAACTATGGATATTTTGGTCTCAAAACGCTGGAAAAGTCCTATCTCCAAAAGGTGGATGGAAAAATCATCGAAACCCCGTCGTACATGTTCATGCGCGTCGCCATCGGTATTCATGGGGACGACTTCGCCTCCATATTGGAGACGTACAATTACATGTCGCAGGGATTTTTCATTCACGCGACCCCAACCCTGTTCAATGCTGGCACACATCGACCACAAATGTCGAGCTGCTTTGTCGCAGGCACCCCCGTGTTCACTACGAATAGAGGACCCGTTCCCATCGAGGAAGTGTGTATTGGTGATACAGTAATCACACACACGGGGGCTACGAAGCCAGTGCTCCAAACGCACAAAAATCCACTCGGCGAACGAACGCTTTTTGATGTGAAAGTTTATAAGACACCTGAATTCAAAGTCACAGGCAATCATCGTTTTTGGTCCATCACCAAAGAGCAGATGCAATGGCGAGAGAATCCCCAATGGAATGCTCTGGAGAATCTTCGTGTTGGAGATTGGATATCTATACCCAAGTCTGATGCAAATACGGCTTATGAACAACTGGATTTGTACGACGTACTCAAGGACGCTACCAGTGCAGACCATTGGACATATTCGTTTGACTTTGATGGTACTAAAATGAGAAGGAATACACACTTCACGAGTGAGTATCGCCCGAACGGTATCACGAAGAAGGGTGAATGGTTTGAGAGATACATCACGGTTGATGAAAATTTCGCATGGTTTTTGGGCTCATGGTACGGTGATGGATGCATAATGTATCAGAGGTCGAGTCGGCTAAGACAGAGGACACCCACGCATCGAGGTATTGCTTTCGCACAAAATCCTAACAACACTGAATTCATCGATGAAATTAAAAGAATCGGTGAAAAATACCTTGGTATCCATGCATGCATCACCAATTGCGACAAGCAAAACTGTTTGTCTATATCTTTCAATAATTCGGCGGTTGGCAATGCTTTTAACATCTTATTTGGACGATGGTCGAATAAAAAATTCTTATGGCCCAAGATGTACTCGTGGAGCAGAGAGATGGTCAGTGCACTACTCGGAGGTCTCGTGAGTACCGACGGGTGCTGTACACTCAATGGTGGTATTGTCTTGCAGTTGACCAATCAACCATTGATTCAGTCTATTTTCCAACTCACTCGTTCAGTTGGTATCGACACATCCATGACGGTAGGTGCGAAACCATACAAAGATGATGTGTCGCTCATCGGTCGTATGCAAATACCTTGGATTCCTGAAATCATGCGATGGGTTCGTAAACATTACGACGATGACAGACTTCAGAAAAATGAAAGAGCCAACACGACTTTGGAAATTGATGGACACATTTTTCTGAGGATCAATGCAAAGACGAAAGTTGAGGATGCTCTTCCACAGTTTGTGTATACGCTCGGTGTGCAAGACGACCACTCATATTCTGTTCAAGGTTTACTCGCTGAAAACTGCTTCTTAGTGGCGAATAAATCTGATAGCATCGACGGAATTTACGACACAGTGCACGAGTGCGCCGCCATCAGCAAGTGGGCTGGGGGCATCGGTTTGCACATTCACGACGTGCGCGCGTCCGGTTCACACATTCGAGGCACCAATGGCACCTCTGACGGCATCGTGCCCATGTTGCGCGTGTACAACGCCACTGCGCGATACGTGAATCAGGCTGGGAAGCGGAAGGGGTCCTTTGCCATCTACTTGGAGCCATGGCACGCCGATGTGATGGAGTTTTTGGAGTTGCGGTTGAACCAGGGTGACGATGAGGCGCGGTGTCGAGACCTGTTCACGGCGATGTGGATTCCAGACCTCTTCATGAAACGCGTCGAACAGGGTGGACAGTGGTCCTTGTTCTGCCCCGACACGGCGAAGGGGTTATCCGACTGCTACGGCGCGGAGTTTGAAGAGTTGTACACCAAGTACGAGGCAGAAGGCTTGGCCAAGCACACGGTGGCGGCTGAAGATGTGTGGAAAGCCATTTTGAAGAGTCAGACGGAGACTGGGACGCCATACATGCTCTACAAGGATGCGTGCAACACGAAGAGCAATCAAAAGAATTTGGGTGTCATCAAGAGCTCCAACCTCTGTACCGAAATTATCGAGTGGACCGACAAGGATGAGACGGCTGTGTGCAACTTGGGGTCCATCGCGCTTCCAAAGTTTGTGAACGCGGAGACGAAAACCTTCGATTACGCAGAGTTGCACAAGATTACGAAGATTCTCACGAAGAATTTGAACAAGGTTATCGACAGAAACTACTACCCGACCATTGGTGCCCGTCAGAGCAACGTGCGCCATCGACCCATCGGTATCGGTGTGCAGGGGTTGGCAGATGCATTCAACTTGTGCAAGTTGCCCTTCGATTGCGAAGAGTCACGCGACATGAACAGCTACATTTTCGAGACGATGTATCACGCAGCCTTGGAGGCGAGCTGTGAACTGGCCAAAGCGTCGCACCCTTACCCGACGTTCAAGGGTAGTCCCGCGAGTGAGGGTGTCCTCCAGTTCGACATGTGGGAGGGTGAGACCAAACTCAGTGGCATGTACGACTGGGACGCCATGCGTCAACGCGTCAAACTCGACGGTCTCAGAAACTCCCTACTTCTCGCGCCCATGCCTACGGCGAGTACGGCGCAAATTTTAGGAAACAATGAATGTTTCGAACCGTACACGACGAACATCTACTTGCGTCGCACCTTGGCTGGTGAATTCGTCGTCGTCAACAAACATCTCGTGGAAGACCTCAAAGCGTTGGGTCTCTGGTCCAAGGCTATGAAAGACTTGCTCATCAAGGCGGATGGTTCTGTGCAAAACATCGTGAACATCCCAGATGACATCAAGGAAAGGTACAAGACGGTGTGGGAAATTAGTCAGAAGTGCATCATCGACATGGCGTCGGACAGAGGTCGATTCGTGTGTCAGAGCCAGAGCATGAATCTTTTCATGCAGAGTCCCACGTTCAGTAAGTTGTCTTCGATGCACATGTACGCGTGGAAGAAGGGTCTCAAGACTGGCATGTACTACCTTCGAAGCAAGGCCAAGGCGAAACCGATTCAATTTTCATTGGACATAGAACCAGACTGCGTCGCGTGTTCAGCTTAAAGTTTTAATTTCAATTATTTATTAACGATGATGAAGTTTCATGACCTCCCATCAAACATCGACATTGGTGAATACAAGAATAAAAAAATTGTCATCACCAACAAAGATGGTGGACATCTGAGGGTGCAAGCACCGCGTCTCTACATGCCCTTTGGTATATGTGGATTCACCCCGGAGGTTGGTCCGACCAAATACACCTTGGACCTGGCGTTGACTGGCTTTGACGAACCGGATGGCTACGTGCAAAAGTTTTACGAAACCATCAGAGCCGTGGAGGACATGGTGATCGACGCCGTCGTGGCACAGAGTGAGGCCATCTTTCAGCGAGAGATGACCAAGGAGGAGCTCGCACCGATGTTCAACAGTAACATCAAGGAAAACCCCGGACACCCACCCAAGTTTCGCGTCAAGGTGGACACGGACATGAATGACGTCATGAAGGCGGATGTGTTCGGTTCTAATAAGGAACGCGTGGCAAAGACGGCGATGACCAATGGACTTTATTCAAGGAATTCTGGACGACCCATCATCGAGATGTGTTCGGTGTATTTCTTGAACAGGAAGTTCGGGGTGACGTGGAAGCTCCACCAGTTGCAGGTGTTTGAGCCCGAACGTCTCAAGGGGTTTCAATTTACGATTTAGCCATGAGTGCCGTGTAAATCAGTTGACACTTTTTTAATAATTTACCTTCGATGCGAATGAAATCATCCTTCACACCCATTTGCTTTTTGGCTTCCGCCACGGCTTCATCCCATAACGCGAGCGTCATCGTCTGTTAGTATCTACTTAGATTTTTTCTTGCTTCTTCTCGAATCGGGCCAACTTCTTTTCGTACGCCTTGGTGCCTTGCTTCGGCTGAAGTCCAAAGCCGTCCTTCTTCGGCTTGAACACCTTGACGAAGTGCGCCGCACCTTCGCGCTTCAAGCGGTCCTTCGCCGCCTTCGTGGCGTCCTTGCTCTTAATGCGACCATCCTTGTCGTCGAGGAAGAGGTCCTTCTTCATGAGACCACCACTGGTTTGCTGAGCGGTGCCATGAAGGACTTCGGCGCGGGAACCAATACGCTTTTCAAACATCATTTCTTATGTATTATAACTTGAGAAAAAAGCTAGCTAATCCCACTCTTCGTAGTGTTCGTCATCGGATGGGTCGAGAATTTCACACTCCGCTGGAGGTTTTTCCTTCCGAGGTCGCGTCTTTTTCGGAGGTGGTGGCTCAATACCGTGTTCCCTGTGATAGAGCACCTTGTCCCAAAACGCGCGCATGATGGGCAAGTTGGTGGCAAACCAGTCTCTGTCCCGAGGCACGTGTACGACCACAAACTCCTCTGACTTGGGCCAGTTGAAATCGGCGGGCTTATACTGGATGAAGTCGCAGGTTTCGAGATCCAAAATCTCCATACAGAGCTGTAGTTGTGGCATATAGTGTTCTGGTACCTCGGGTTTAATCTCACGCATCATGGGACACTTGATTTCCACGAGCTTGCCAGACTCGGTGACGCCGTCGGGGGAACCACCGAGCCACAGGTGTTCTGGGTGGGGGCAGAGACCAATCTCGTGGACGACCTCGCCATAGCGTTCTTCGTAGATGATTCGTGCTTCGTCTTCATATTTTTCACCATGTCTGGTGGCTTCGTTGCCCATGAACTTTTCTCCCATGCCACACTTTTTCAACAACAGGTCGTGTGGTGTCTGGTACTTGTTGCATCCTATGGCTGTCGCGGCATCGCTCGCGGTGAGCATTTTTCCGCGAAGAGCGAGCCATTCTTCCGATTTCTGTGCCGCATATTCGCGTTCTATGAGTGCCTTAACATTCGGATGCATTGCTATAACAAAGAATATCCCTTTTAACTGACGGGGTGAAAGAATGCGCGGGCTGCGTTCTGCTCCGCTTGTTTTTTGGACTTGGCCCACCCCCGTCCCTGGCATCGTCCGTCCACGTACGCATCTATGACAAACACCCCGTCCGTGTGGTCCGCGATGCGATAGTCTGGGAGTGAGAGGTTGTGTGTTTGGCAGTACCGCATGAGATGGTCTTTAAAGTTGTCGTCCACTAGGAGGCACTGCATGTCCACGAACTCTGGGTCTTCGTAGATGCGCAAAATGAACTCTTTCGTGTGCAAGAGGCCTATGTCCATGTACATGGCCCCACACAAGGCTTCAAACACGTCTTCGAGAATTTTAGTATTATTGTTCCACCCGTTGCGCATGCCTTTATCATCCATGAGCACGATGTTTTGCAGTTGCAACTTTCGAGCTATGTCCGCCAGAGTCTCGCCGCGCACCAACTTCGTGCGCGCCTTGGTCAAGAATCCTTCTTGTTGGGACTCGTACCGGTCGAACAACCACTTGGTGACGACAAAACCGAGCACAGAGTCGCCGATGAACTCCAGAGTTTCATAGGAGTGTTCGAGATGTTCGTACTGTTTCAGAGCAGATTTGTGCGTAAAGGCTTTTTGGTACAGAGATAAATCATTTATTTTTGTACCAACAAGTTTCTCGATAGAAGACCTGTCAATATTAGACATATACATTACAATAGTATTTTATTTTTAAGCAACGGCTTCCTTGACGTAATGCGGGGAAAGATACTTTTGCAGGTTCAAGTACGTGACCTGGATGTCCGCCGGTGGCTTGAGAAGAGCGCGAAGCGCGTCATCCAAAATAAGCTGGCGACCGTTTTCTGGATGCTTAAGGCCTTTCTCAGCAATGTACTTGGTGAGAAACTTGGTGACCTCGCTGCGAGACGCCAATTCTCCAGCCGAAAGACCCATGAAGGTGCGAAGTTCTTCGGAGATGTTTTGCTTACGGTTGAACCCGTTGTTGGAGGCGCGGGCCTTGGCCTTTTCGCCATCCGGGTCATCCAACTTCGCCTTAATCTTGCGAACAAGCTTGGAGAGCGACTTGATTTCGCCGCGGAGCGTGGTGATTTCTTGCTTGACTTCTTCCATGGTTGTTTTCTACTTATCTCACGTGCATTGTCTTTAAGCCGTGAATAATTTGTGTACGTACTAATAAGATGGACAGGAGACTCTACTCCGACGACACCATCAGGAAATACCTGATGAAAAATCTGTGCAAGGGGGACAAGGTGCTTCTCAAGTACTACGACGACGACAACGTCGGTGCGTTCAGGAAGCGTCTGCACACGACACACAAGGGCACCGACCTCAAGGACATGTTGAACGTGTACGTGACCGACACCATCAGAGACATTGTGTATAAAATCGTGGGAGACCTCTCTGAATACATGAAACCGATGGGAAACCTCGTCATCTCTGGTGGGGACGCCTTTAACATGTACCTCCCACGAACGGAACGCGTGGTCACCTCGGACATCGACACAAAGTTTGCGCCCAGGATGAAATACGATGCAAAGTTTTTTGGAAAGTTGCAGATGATTAAACTGTTGATGTGGGACAAATTGGGAGAGACCTGTGCGAAGTTTAACAAGGTTATCAAAGAACGCATCGAAAAGGACAACTCCAAGTTGAAAAAGTTCCTAGGCATTAGCTTTTCCAAAAAAGGTCCATGGGTCACCAGGAGGTACACGCTCATCAAGAAGAAAAAGTTAGGGTCTGGACCTTCGGTATCCAAGGGTGATGTTCTCATCGACGTCGAACTCTTCGCCCTCGACCTCAAGGTGGGGTGGTTCGACGTCGAGTCTGGTCGGGTGAAGCAACAGCGCATGGGGGGCATCTTGGACATTCCGTTCATGCGCCCCGGTGAGTTTGGCTTCGACGTCCTCTTCAAATCACAAACTTCCGGCATCGCCTACGTGAACAAGAACAGCGGGGCGATCGTCAACGACGGACGGGTCGCCATCGCCAGCAGAGCCTTCCTCATCCACGACGTCGTGATCATGCAAGAACTAAACTTGCGTCCCGAAAAAAAAGCCAAGGACCGGGCGAGACTCATCAAGTTGGCCGAGAGCATCTCGAAACGGTTCAAGTTTAGTGCATCAGACAGCATCTTTGAGATTTACGCGAAAGTGGTGAAGAATGTGAAACTCCCCACGAAGCGCGTGATCATGAATGGAAAAGTGAACCTCAAGGCGGCGAAGAGTGTGCGTGCATTCAAATATGAAAAGTACACGGTGCAGCCCGACAGGGAAAAGGTCGAACGACAGTTGGTCTACGGCATCAACACCCAGGTCCCTTTGAAAATCAATGGATTCGTGAAAACCAACGGTCGGGAGAGATTCGATGTGCGAACAAAGAAGTGGGTGCCGAACAACTCAAATAGGTACATAGGTAATGAATGGAACTATAAGCCATCACTCAATATTAATAAATTAAATTTTATTAATGAATCCATTTGGAAAAACATCATGCTCGTGAATACTTTATATGGATATAAACGAACACGAGATTCATGGGTTTCACCAAAGATTTTGCAAGAGGCGGCATCCATTCCTTTCGTCGGTCTCGAGCAGGGTAGGAATATAATTTAAAGATAATGCTCGTCATTTAGGTATACAATGCTGTACAACGCCCCCACGAAAGGTGATGATGGATGCTACTTCGTGCGCGCCACGAACGACGAGAAGAAGAAGCACTTCATCCAACTGAACAAGGTCCAGGTCGTCGCAACGTCCGACAAGGAGCTCACCATCGACCCAGTGTCTGACGTGAACAAGAAGAAAATCGCGGCCATCAGCAAAGCCAATCTCCAGGCTGCAAAGGAAAACTCCAAGGTCTGGTTCGGCAAGGACAAGACCACCGATGCGCTCAAGGCGGCGTACAGCGATGCCGAGCTCGTCGCGGAGTGCATCCCACCGACGAAGGTATTCTCAGCGGACCAGGCGCTCATCGACTTTTCCAAGATTCAGGAAGGGCGCGAGTGCTCTGTGATCCTCGAGTACGCGGGGATGTGGTTCGCAAAGACCGCGTTCGGACCGGCGTACAACCTCGTACAGGTTCGATTGCACCCAGAACCGATTCGTTCCGAATACCCAGAAGAGTACGCCTTCGTCGAAGAGGAGGAGCCCGAGCCGGAGGTCGTCCCCGAGCCCGAGCCAGAGGTCGTCCCCGAGCCAGAGGCCGAGGCCCCCCCGCCATCAGAAGCTGAGCCTCAACAGGAATAAAAAAATTGTGTAATAATAATATAAAGCAGGATGGTGAACAAAAACCGCACCGGAAAAATTATCATGGTCGTGAGCATTTTGGTGCTCGCATACGTTTTGTTCAACATGAACACCAATAAATCTGAGTACACACTCAAGGAGCGTGAGTTCGCGGAGATGGCGGCGCCGGTCGCTCCGGAAAAGTTGCCGACGTCCGGTGGGTGCCAAATGAACGCCGGGACGGGCTTGGCCTCCTCCTTGTTGCCGCGCGAAGTCGCCCAGGGGGAGTTTGGTGAGTTCAGCCCGGAAGACATCCTCAAGGGACAAAACTTCCTCGAACCGAGACAACAAATTGGCTACCCGGAATCTGTTGGCGGCAGCTTGAGAAATGCGAATCAACAAATTCGTGCCGACCCTGCGGCCCCGAAGCAGGCGTACGTGTGGAACAACTCGACGATTGTCCAAGACACCATGCAACGCGACTTGTGCTAATTAAAGATTTCTCTAGATAAAATAGTAAAATGTCGTCAGAAGACCTCTCCGAATCCGTTTCCCGTCTCGTGGAACTCTCCAGGCAAATCAATGAAGCCAAAGCGGACATTAAGATTCTTACACAGGCAGAGAAAGCGTTGAAGGAACGTGTGAAGTCGCAAATGGTCCATCAGGGCATCGACACCATTAACCTTCGTAAGGGCAAGATCGCACTCAAGACGTCCACCCGAAAGAAGGTCATGTCTAAGAAACACCTACTCGAAGGTCTCGTCGAGTATTTCGAGGGGGACCAAGCCAAGGTGGACCGCATCGTCCAGAGCATTCAGGAGAAATTGGGGAGCACCGAGAACACCTCGATTTCGCTCACGGGTTTAAAAGAAAAAAGCGCTGAATAAATAATCATGGTCTGGTCGCAATATGTCTATGAAGCCACAGTAGGGCTGGACATAGACACAGACAGTGGGGGCGATGACGAACCCTCCTCAGAACACGACGTTGGTCTGAATATATGTGAATGGGAAATCCAATATTCAGAAGAACTCTGGGACCTTTGGGACCTTCTCAAGATGCTGCTCCGTGACGCGTACATAGAGCACACCTTCTTAACACACGAGCACTGCGCCTACGACGACTTTGTGGAGTTTTGTTTCTATGAACATCACGATGACGAAAGTCCAGTCTACGGGGGACCACACGAACGGAATTTGCGTTACATATGGCGGGTGCTGTGGAACGAGATGAAATATTTAGAATTTGCTCCAGGGGCTCGATTTAACGATTTCGCGGCGTGGGTCAGGGAGCACTCTCCGACTCCGAGATAAATAATCTCATCTTATAACAAATGCTCCCCGACGTCACGTCCCCAAAAGTCGCCCTCCCTGCGGCCCTTTTTCTCGCGCTCAGCCCAGGCGTCCTTTTGACCACCACTGGCAGAAACGTCGCGTTCACCAACGGAAAGACCAGCCAGATGGCCGTCCTCTTCCACGCCTTGGTGTTCTTGCTCGCGTTCTCTCTCGCGGCCCGGGCGATGAACTTGGTGCTCACACAAACCGACCTCTTGGTCACGACGACCTTGTTCGTCTTGCTCAGCCCGGGCATGTTGTTGACCCTCCCGCCGGGTTCCAACGGCGTGTTCACCTCTGGTCAAACCAGTTTGACTGCGGCGATGACCCACACGGTCGTGTTCGCGTTGGTGTTCGCGTTGCTTCGCAAGCAATTTCCTCAGTTCTACTAAGTAAGAGACATCGCATGAAATATCTTTGTTTAGGCCCTGCATCTATGGGTATTTACTCTATGATAGGAAGTCTCAAAGGATTGGAACCTGGCTTGAAGCACGTGAAAGAGATATCCGGTGCATCCGCGGGTTCCATCCTCGCCCTCTTCTTAGCACTTGGGATGTCCGTGGATGAGATTTTAGACCACACCTTACACGTGGACATCCCCAAATTTGTTAAGTTGAGTCTCTCGTGTTTCATTAACAAATTTGGTTTCGTGGACATGGAGCCGATACGAGAACTCCTCGTGAGCATGTGTGGCTGCGACCCCACGTTTGCTGAATTAGAGATGAAAATTTACATAGCGGCGTATTGTTTGAATACCACGGAAACGGAATATTTTTCAAAAGATACGCACCCCGATATGAAAGTCATCGACGCCGTGCTCATGAGCATCGCCATTCCAATGATTTTCTCGGCAGGTCGGTACAATGGCCGAACCTACGTCGACGGAGGCACGGGGGAGAAGTACCCATTGACACCATTTTTAGGTAAAAAACCTTATGAAATTACAGCGATAGTATTGAAGATGGAAAAGGTCTATCAGGATAATATTAATAATCCAAGACAGTTCATCGAGGCCTTGGTCCGTTCGACGTTGGAACACAGAGCGACGTCTGAGATGTGTAAAGTCATAGAGATTAACGTAGGAGAGACGGATGTATTTAATTTTCAGATGGAGTATGAAGAGAAGGTTAGGTTATATAGCATAGGCTACGATGTCATAAAAAATATAAGGTAATATTAACATGAACGTTTGCGACCCAAGCATCAAATATGAAGATTTAAAAAAACGCGTTGAACAGAATGTTGGTCGTTCCATGAATCTTACCAGGAAACAGATTTGCAACCTGTATGCCAACATTCAGCAGGACAAGCTCCTGCTCCCTCCCCTGGTGCTGTCCCATGACAGAACGTACATGATGGACAGAAAGTCTCCACTGACCCAAGCCGATTACGAGCGACTCTTCGATAAGAGCACGTTGAAGGCACAAATCAAGAGACTTGCCACCAAAGTGGGGGCTCTCGTCGATGAGAAAAAAACCAAAGATGAGCTCAGGGAAGCCATCTTTGCGCGCCTGCGCAACATGGGCATTAGGGAACCCGTCAGATTGGCCCCTGGCAAACCTAAACCCAGAAAGGCAGTCTCCGCCCCAGTGTTCATGAACACGAACATGAACCGCGCGAACGCGAACGTGAACGCGAACCGCACGAACGTGAACCGCACGAACGCGAACGTGAACCGCACGAACGCGAACGTGAACGCGAACCGCACGAACGTGAACGTGAACCGCACGAACGTGAACGCGAACCGCACGAACGCGAACGCGAACCGCATGAACGTGAACGCGAACCGCACGAACGCGAACCGCATGAACGTGAACGTGAACCGTCGGAACCTCAATAACCGTCAGAGTGTGTTCAAGCCTGGGTTCGTTCCCAACTTTATTAAAAACAGAAAGATGGAAGAGTCTGTAGATTCCACACCAAGACTTCCGGCGATGCGCGCACCGGAACCATCGGTATCTGTTGCGCAACGTTCGTTCGAACCCAATCGTGGGAACAACGAACGTCGACCCATCTTGCGACCACTGGTGATGCCCAGGATACCGTCAGCCGCACCTGTCGTCTCCACGAGAAACGCCGAAGAGAGTCGAGAAGACAAGAAGAAAATCGCAGAAAAAAAGGAACTTCAACAGCACCTCAATAGCTTGAGAAACCTTTCACAAGCTGATGTGAATACGTACATCAACAACTTGGCCCAAAACCGTTCGACACTCAAGGACATCAAGATGAAATCCAAGATTCAAAATGAAGTCTATAAAAAGAAGAAGAGTGAAATTTTGAGCACATTGCGACAGTACGACAACAAACTGTCTCTCACTGCGAAGAACATTTTCAAGTCCCGACTCAATGCAGTGGCGCGTGGAAAGAATCAAGAATATTTGAACGACATCCAAAAAGAACTTCTCAAGACTGTGCAAAACAGAAAAAATATTGAGAAGAAATCGGAATTCAGAAAAGAACTCCTCAGTCTCACCGGCGAAAACTTAAATGCCAAGTACAAAGAATTGTATGAAAAGGCGAGCACCAACAACCGACAGTTGTTGAACAGTGTGTACAACGCACAAAAGAACAGACGTCCGACGGTGAACACAAACGCGGCCACGCGCACCATGAAGGAGGTCACGGCGATGTTGAATGCCGACAGAGTGCGTCGTGAACAGCGTGAAATCACGAATGCCATCTCCCAACTGAAGTCGCAGTACGTTCGCGCCGCGAGAGAGGGCAATGCCAGTGTCGCCAACAACGCACAAAGTAAGATTACTGAAAAACTCAAGAAGCGAGTCACCATCCTCGAGGAGCAGTTATCCAAAGCGGAAAACCTATCTAAGCGCACGGGAGACGCGAAATTTGAGGAACAAGTTGAAATCTTGCAACAGGAAGTGAGCAGCGCACAAAGTGAGGCTGAAAGTATGCCCAAGCGGCTCGAACAGGTCAACGAGCAAGCCAGGAAGAGGCGTCGCATGAACGTTGAAAACTCTGCCGGTGCCGCGAGGGCGACGGCTCGTGCGGCGAAGGAGGCGGCTGGTGAAGAGAGGGCGGCGGCTCGTGCGGCGGCTGGTGAAGAGAGGGCGGCGGCTCGTGCGGCAAGGGCGGCGGGTGGTGCGGCGAGCGCAGAAGAGTTGAAGCGTCGACGTGAGTTTGCTAAGACGTTGGGTATATCTTCATCGTACGTGAATGCCTACATGACGGAAAAGGGTCTTGAAAACATCACGAAGATGAACCGAGCGAACTTTAACAATAAATTGGAAAAGGATAAAAAGTTGAGTGCCATGTCTGGCACGTCTCTCACGTATTCCAATAGGTTTCTCTACGAAAACAAGTTGAAGAAACTCGAACAAAAGAAGAATGTGAGCAACCTGGCATCACGTTTGGGTGTCGATGAACGATACATCAATGCCTACAAGAATGACCACAGTGGTTCCACAAATGGTATCGAAAACAAGGTGGCCAAGGATAAGTTGGTATCGAACCTCATAGGTTCCAGGAAGCTAACGTACATTAAAAACAGTGAGTACAACAGTAGACTGAATAAGGCGAAGAATGTGTCTTTGCAACAACAAATCACACGGCTCGCACAAGAAGCCAAGGTGAGCCCCACTTATGTCAAAAACTACATGGCGGCTGGTAAGAACATCGCGAATAAAAACGCTTTTATGAACAAAGTGTCCAAAGATAGAGCCCTTGCACAGACTGAGCAGAAGCGCACCGGCTTGCGACAAAAGATTTTGGGCAACAGTGTGGAATTCGTCCCGGAGGGTGAAGCGTACAACACCCGTATGAAGGCGGCACAAAATGTCATGAAAGTGAAGGCGTTGAACATTCCAAAGAACTTTGTGAACCGGTATCTCAAAGAAACTGGGAAGAGCATCAATGAGTTGAACAACGTCGATGAATACAAAAACCTCAAAAACACATACGAACGAGCAAAGAAAGTGGCCAACCTCACAGGTACCCAAGTGAACTACAACAGAAGTTCGCCAGCGCTCGTGGAAGAAGCCACGCTCGTGAACGTGTTGGCTCGAGATGCGAAGACGACCATGAATTTCGTCAAGAAATACATAAGTGATGCGAAGATGTCCGTGAAGAACTTTGTCGCGGACAGGAAGAAGGTTGATGAACTGAAACGCACCATAGAAATCATGCGAGACACTGGCATGAAGCAGCGATGGCTCGAGGCGTACGTGCGCATGGAAGGGAAAAACAGTGTGCTCAACGTGAACGTCAATGCCATGAAAAAGAAGTTTGCCAGGTCAAAGGAGGTGAGTGTTGCTCAAAAACTTCCTAATGTACCGTTCCTGCGCGATGAAGACATCAATACCAAGTTGCGAAATATTAATGTGAAGAAGGTGCAAAACTTTGTTGGAAAGGGAAAGAACATTGATGAATACCTCACGAACAATAAGAAAGCTGTCCGAGAAGCTTTCCTCAATAAAAATACGGGTCGAGTGAACTTGAATGCCGTGAAGAAGAATATTCAAGAGACAAAGCGCCAGAAGAAGGAGGAAATTGCGAGTGAAAAGACACGTCAAAAAGAAGAGAAAGCGCGCATCAAGAAATTGGTGAAGGGATACGGTGTGTCGGAGAACAACGTTCGTCAGGCATTGACCAACACTGGAAATATCAACACGAATGCATTGCTCTTGAAAAAGTACAAATTGAATAATCAGTATCTCAACAATTATAAAAAAGAACGAGGTGCTGTCACCGAAATGAAATTGAAACGCGATGTGGCACTCAGTAAATATCAAGGTAAAAATACGACAGTGTTCTTTCCCAAAGAAGAACAGGACGAACTTCTTCAGAAGATACTGGTTGAAGAAACTAAAAAGTATGCCACGAATGCAGGTCTCAATCAAAGAGAAAATGAAATCAAACAAATCATTGGCGAAATCCTCAAGGAGGAGGGTGTCAAGGAAGATGTACTCTTGTCCGAACGCAAAAAGTATAGCGCACGAATTAAAGCCACTATCAGAGCGAAGTTTTCGAATTTTTTGACAGCGGTTGATGTCATCAATAAACTTCCATATTTGGGGAGAAACAACAAGAACAGTTTCATCAAACAAATCAGACAAGGTGGCAAGGTGAATGAAGTTCTGAACAGCGCGAGAGAGGCGAACAATCGGGCACAGAAAATGAGAATTGTCACTAAGGCTGACGCCAGCACCATCGAACAATTAAGATTTATCAATTCAAAGAAAAAACAAGAAATCAAAAGTAGACTCATAGGAACCGCAAACAACGTCGCTAAAAAACAAATCATTGCAAATGCCAAAATTTTGAATAAAGTTGGAGAAACTGAAAGTAAAATCATGGGCATTTCTGGTCTCACCACAGACGACAAAAAAAATTACATCAAAGTGGCGGGTGGCGACCTGAAACAACTCGAGAAGGTTTTGGTCATCGCCACCGCTGCGGGGGAGTTTGTGAAAAATAAGAACGGTGAAGCGGTCAAGAAATTGGCTTTCAGCGAGAGCACCTTAGGGGCATCCATTAAAAATAAGACGTTAAATAACGTGAAGGCCGGTGTGCAAAATGTCAGAAAGCAGGCAAAGGCTAACGCCGAAGAAGCCGCGAAGAAGAAGGCGGAGGCTAACGCCGAAGAAGCCGCGAAGAAGCAGGCGGAGGCCAATGCGAAAAAGCGGGCAAAGGCTGAAGCCGTGAAGAAGAAGGCGGAGGCTAAAGCCGAAGAAGCCGCGAAGAAGCAGGCGGAGGCCAATGCGAAGAAGCAGGCAGAGGCAGAGGCTGAAGCCGCGAAGAAGCAGGCAAAGGCAGAGGCTGAAGCCGCGAAGAAGCAGGCAAAGGCAAATGCTGCGACTCCGGCTCCGGCTGTGGCTTCGGCTGCGGTCAATAATAAGCCACAGAGTCTTGTCGCTCGGGGTATAGCCTTTTTCACTCAGGGTCAAGAAAGCAACAGCAACACTGAGGAAAGTGGTAAGGAAGTTAAAAGGGTCCGTCGACCAGCCAAGGAAAATTCCCGTTCATCGGTGACTGAATTGAATTAAATATTTGATATATATAATATGAACATAGCTCTAGTACCCGTGCGTATCCCATTGAGTCAAAATGTCTCTCTGACAGTTTTCGGGTATAAAGATGTCGCAAAGATGTCCAAGTTGGCGCGCCACAGGGCGTTGGCGCGTGCCATCAGGGGTGGTGAACCCCCATTGGGATTGTTCCGACGTCTCAATGCGTTGATGATTTTTTTCAAGAATAGCAATCCGCGTTTGTCCAAGATTTTCAAATCGGACCGTGACTGGGTAAAGTTAAAGTTTTTAGTCAATTAATTGGTAAGTATGTCTTCGTGTGATGTGTGTTGTGAAACGCACAATAAAACGAATCACAAAAAGGTAGCATGCGCTTTCTGTGATTTGATTTCATGTCGTACGTGTTGTCAAAAGTATCTGTTGTCCGTGAATGAAGATGCGCACTGCATGGGGTGTAAAACTCGATGGGACAGGGATTTCGTAGACAGCTGGTGTACGAAAAAATTTAGAAACACAGAGTTCCGTCAACACCGGGAGTACGTGCTCTTCGAACGCGAAAAGGCGCTTTTCCCGGACACCCAGACACAAGTGGAACGCATCTTGCGCATGCGCGACGTCCGTGAGGAGATACGTCAACTTCGTTCGGATCTCATCCGCCTTTTTAACAAATACGGTATCGTGATACCAGTCACGGATGACACACAGTTCCAACAGTATCCAGACCTTCAGCGACTACATACAGCCTATACGGATGCTCTCATAGAATACGAAGAGTTGCGCACGGGAAGCTTCGCCGTGGACGACACGGAACGACGATTCGTGCGAAAGTGTCCGAATGGCGAGTGTCGTGGGTTCATGGATGAAGACTGGTACTGTGGGATGTGTCGACAGGGCTACTGCGACAAGTGCAACGAGCGACTCTCCGAAGAACACGTGTGTGATCCAGAGGTGGTGAAGACGATGGAACTTCTCAACCAAGACACGAAACCGTGTCCAAAGTGTGGTGAGTTGATACAAAAAACCTCTGGGTGTTCACAGATGTGGTGTACGTCGTGCGAGACGGCATTCGATTGGCGAACGGGTATCATCTGTGTGGGGCGGATACACAATCCACACTACCTTGAATTCAAGCGAAAAACGTCGACACTGAACAGAGAACACGGCGACATTCCGTGTGGCGGTCTCCCCACCTACGGTGAGATTCGTGATTTCGAAAACCCCCCGTGCTATGAACTGTTGAGTCTTCGAATGTCCCTGATGCGCGTCGAGGGTGAACTTCGGTGGCGATGGCTCGTTCGTGAAGACAACTTGTACATGCGCATACAGTACATGCTTCACGAAATCACGGAGGATGCATTTCGGAGAGAGTTGCAACGCAGAGACAAACATAACGCCAAGGCTCGAGATGTGGTGCAGATTTTTCAAATGTTCCTAGACACGTGTTCGGACGAGTTGCGACAATACATACTAGGCAAGAACAAAGATGAAGTCTTCGAGAACCTCGCCAAACTGACCGACTACACGAATGACGTCATCAAAACGATACACACACGGTATGGGTGTGTGACTCCATATTTCATACAAAAATTCTAAGTGTAATATAAGAAGATGCTCATTCTCCTGGCAGCACTCATTCTATTCGTATTCTTTCTCATACCTACATATCAACGACCGGTGCGTCTCTCTGGTGTGCTCACAGGAGAGGAGTGTGAACACATCAAGAAGGAAGCGGTGCATCGATTCAAACCGTCCACAGTGGGTGGAAATCACCAGGTGAACACCCAAGTGCGTCAGAGCGAGACGGCGTGGCTGAGTCCACGAGATCCCGTGGTGCGTAAGCTCATGGAGCGGTGTTTGGAGCACGTAGACAGACCCATAAACAACTGCGAAAAGCTCCAAGTATTGCGGTACCGCCCTGGTGGATTCTATCGACCACACTACGATTGTTTCAAAGATGGTACGAATCCCCGAATGTACACCTTTATCGTGGCATTGAATGACGACTTCGAAGGAGGTGAGACGGAGTTTCCTAATATTAAAGAGCGCTACCGGATGAAGAAGGGTGACTGTCTCCTGTTTGAAAACTTGGACAATTACGAGTTTATGACGAGCAAAGCCTTTCACGGCGGGCGTCCGGTGACCCGTGGTGAAAAGTGGGTGTGCAACCTGTGGGTACACAAGTACCCGTACGACGTTTAGCTCCCGCTTGGATTCGAACCAAGGTTAATGGATTCAAAGTCCATTGTGATGACCACTACACTACGAGAGCGGTTTAAAAAATTGATTCATTTATTAAATGAATCGAGGTGTCCCCCAATGGAGGACATTAGAAAAGCGCACAATTTCTTTAAGCGTGAACTTATTCAAGCAATCACGGATGGTCGAGAGAACCCCTCGGTGCTCGACGTCGGATGTGGTTTCGGTGGGGACTTGCAAAAATGGCATCACGCCGGTGTGAAGAACCTGAGCATGTGCGACCCGAGTGTGGAGGCTCTGGAAGAGGCCAAGCGTCGTGCCGAGGGACTCAAAATGCGCGTGAATTTTTATCACGGAGACATCTTGGGGTGTCCTAAAAACAGAACCTACGACATCGTGTGCTACAATTTTAGTTTACATTACATCTTTGCCAGTGAAAAGTTGTTTTACGACAGCATCAGGGAAATTAAAAAAAGGATGAAAAAGTTTGGTACTCTGGCGGGAATCATCCCGAACTCCGATGCGATCGTGATGCGCACCCCGATGCACGACGCCTTGGGAAACTTTTTCGTACTCAAGAATTCTCCACAGGGTGGCTTTGGTGAAAAGTTATTCGTGAACCTGGTGGAGACCCCGTTCTATGAAGACGGTGCAAAGTCCGAACCGGTGGCGTACAAGGACCGGTTGGTGACGGTGTTGGAGTCGCACGGGTTTCATCTCGTGCACTGGGGACCACTCGTGGGGTGCGAGGTCACGGAGATGTATTCTAAATTTATATTTACCTATAATAAGTAGATGATGCTTTGGTTATTCTTGTTGATTCTAAACCTCTATGTACTCGCCACGACCCGCGAACCAGAGGCACTGACCAGTGTGCGAGAAAAGTACACGACGTTGCGCGAACATCTCGTGGCGGAAGGCAAGTTCCCAGAACTTCATCGCCCGATGCCAATCACGGCGTACCACCATTCGTGGGACGGCACGTTGGGGTACAACGTCAATAAGGGATTTGAAATAGGCATCTGTCTCGATGGAGAGGTGAATGAAATTTTCCACATCTTGCTTCACGAACTGGCCCACTGCACGGTGCAAGAATACAATCACAGTGATGCGTACTGGAACAACTATGTGGAGTTGAGAGACATGGCACTTAATCTCGCCATTTACGAAAAGATTCCAGAAAAGACGCCATTCTGTGGTAAGAATGTTCAGGACAAATAAAAAAATAATATTGACTACTTGTAAATATGACCACCACGCCACCCAGAGATTTGTACATGGCCATCGCCACGTGGTTGTCGGTCTACTACGTGTCTCTGCTTCCAGTTATCATCGACAGCTACGAAGTGCGTCTCTTGCTCTTGACACTCGTCGTGCCGAACGTGATGCGAGCCGTCGTGAACCGCATGCCTCGTCTCGCCGTGGACCGAAGCTTCTTCTTCACCTCGACGGCGTTAGCGCTGATTTTCACATACGTCTTGCACTCTGCGTTCAAGAGTGAAAAGGAAAAGTTTTCTGAATTTGGAAAGGACGTCAAGAAGACACTTGAAGTGAGTGGCTTATTGACGGCGACTTTCACGCTCGGAGCGTTGGCCACCTATTACATGGGTTTGGACCGCTCTATCTACAGCAATCTCAATTGGGAGTAATCACATAGTTCTTCCCGAAATAGAAAAGAACCGCCGCGACGGCGCCCGTGGCCGCGAGGCCAACCGCGCTTCTGCTCCCTTGTTCGTTAAGGAACTTGGGAACAGAGGTCACCAGCTTATCTTGCACCGGCTTGCTCACCGCCGCAGCCGCGCACACCGCCACGAAGAGGGCGGTCATTTGTTCATCAGAGAGGTTCATCGGGTTTTGCTTCTCCTGCGGTTGCGGGGCCATCATCGGTTGGGCGAACCCAGTCGGACCACCCGCTTGCGGGGCCACCATGTGCGGCATCACACCCTGCACCCTCGGGTCCGCGGGTTGTGCCATCATCATGTGCTGCGGTTCGTGCTCCATGATATCAGAGATGGGCGTGGAATCCATCGTCGTATTTTGTTGTTGTCGGACATTTTTTTCTTCTTGAACAAACGCTGTCGATGGTGGTGGTGTGAGCGCGACCATACCATCCCCCGGGTCGGATAGGTTATAGGTCGTGATGGCGGCGTCGTCAGAGGACATACTACTCTATCAGCTCATTTCTTTTTCACCACTGTGAGCGCAGTTTTTTTGTTCATTTTTTTCGGGTCCCCCTGGCGCTGTTCCATGTGTTTAGGGTTGTACATTTTCTTGTGCGCCGCCCAAAGTTCGGGTGCACCAACTCTAAAATTTTGTCGGATGTTGGCTTTGTACCAAAACACACAATCCGTAATTTTATTACTTTTCACAGTGTTATCGAGGACCAGGCATTCGTAGTTTTCAGTGCACGCATCCATAACCTTGTTGAACATGTCGAACGATGGGAAAATGCCAAAAAAACTTTTGTAGAGTTTTTCTCTGTTCTGAATGATGTTTTCCCTGAGTATGAAGACGTAGTCAACATTCGCGCGCAGTGCTGGGGGCAGGTCCATGCAGTACTGCATCGTCAACATGAAGAAGATTTTCCAGTGACGTCCATTCATGAAACACTGCCGGATGCACGTGTCTTTGAGAAATTTGTTGTCGTACATGCAATCGTCTAAAAGGAGGAAACATCCACAATTTGGTTTCCCTGCGCTCACGAGTTTTCGCTGTCGCTCGATGGCCCGCTCGATGGCTTCTTTATCGTAGTCTCCATAAATAAATAGATCTGGGACGTGTTTGCTGTAGTAGTGGTTCCCTTCTTCCGTGCCTGAGAGGACAATCCCCGCGGGTAGGTGTTTCTTGTGGTACAACACGTCCGATACCAGCGTGGATTTACCCGTACCTCTCTTACCGATGAAGACGCACACCTTATCATCTGCCATCGTTTCGGGTTTGAACTTCCTCAACTGAAGATTCATATCTACTAGAAGGCGCACTTTTTGTTTATTAAAATTTTACTCACTTATATCAGAGATGTCGTTGAAATTGGCGGCGACTGGTGTGGCCGACACCTGGTGCACAGGGGAGCCCACGTTTTCGCATTTCCTGATGAATTTCAAAAGACACACCAAGTTTTCTCAAGAACGGCTCGAGACACCGTTCGACGGCACGGCCGATTTCGGGTATGAGGTGTCCTGTAGAATTCCACACAATAAAGGCGACCTCATTCGTGGTTTGACGTTGAAAATCACCCTGAGCGATCCACAACCCGATGAAACTGGGGTGAACGACGTGTACTGGCCTCCATCTGTGTGCACGCACCTGGTGGAGTGGGCAGACCTCATCATCGGTGGACAAACCATCCAACGCATCACGGGTGAATACATCTACATGCGCCAGCAGTTGGAAAACAACGACGACGACGTGCGACAGTCGGTGTACTTTCTCACCGGTCACGGAGACTTTTTGAGATACTCAGGAAATAACACCTATTTCCTGGACCTTCCGTTTTACATGTACAGACACCCCGAACTCGCCATTCCGGTGTGTGCCCTGTTGAAACAGCAGGTGGAGGTGCGCGTGAAGTTCCGACCACTGAAGGAGTTGATTTTCGGTGGATTCAGGGCTGGGGACACCGCCACCATCGAACGATTGTCCCTAGACACGGATTTCGTGTTCGTGACCCAAGATGAACGAAACTTTTTGCAATCACAACCCGTGGAATACGTGATTACCCAGTTGCAGTTATCACAGTTCGTCATGAAGGATGGATTTGACAAAAAGTCGGTGATGCTCAATTTCAAACACCCAGTGAAACAGATGTACGTGGTGTCGCAAAGCGATTACTCCGTGTCCAAAAACATTCCCACAGACTTTAACACCATTAAAAATCTTCAACTTCGTTTCAACGAAAAGGTGGTGTTCAATCAAAATAATAAGTTTCTCACCTTTGAACAGTCTCTTAGAAATCACGTAAACTCTCCAGAGATTGCAAAGAGTGCTTTCAGCTTTGATAGAGACACGAACACATTGAACCCGTACACCGTCAAGTCAGACTTCGCCATGTACTCGTGGTCGATGTACCCAGAGAGGTACTACCCCACAGGTCAGGTGAACATGTCTCGAATCATTCATAAACTTTTAGACGTGGAAATCCTCCCGTTATACGCCGGGTACGACAACACGGTAAGAGTGTACGCCGAAAACTATAACGTCTTGCGCATCGAGCATGGATTGTGTGGTTTAAGATATTAATCTACTCGTATTATAGGAATGGCTGGAAGAATTCAATTGGCCACCACAGGCCCTCAGGACCAGTTTTTCACACTGCGACCAGAGTACACGCACTTTAAAGAAAACTTTCGGAAACATGGGAACTTTAGCACGGAGTTCGTCGACATCGAACCCGAACAGGTGGTGGACTTTGGGAAGACCATTCGCTACAGTCTTAAAAAAGATGTCGGAGACCTGTTGCGCACCGTGAGTTTTCGATTCACCCTTCCAGCACTCAACCAGAGCGACGTGGGGTACATAGAATCCGTGGGACACGCGCTCATCGAACGCGTGGACCTTCTCGTCGATGGTCAGATTGTTCAGCGAGTGCACTCCGACTGGTTGCAGTTGTACAGTGAACACTATTTCACACAGACTAAACAGAACGCGTTGTACCACCTGGTCGGGAAATACCCAGAACAAGTGGCGAGTCTCCCTGCATCGCACAAAGACGTCATAGGGTATCTCGGAGAATCGACGGCGGACGTCGATTTCTACGTGGACATCCCGTTTTACTTTTATAGAACACCCGAGCTCGCACTGCCTCTGTGTGCCATGGACGACGTGGAAATCGAGGTGAAACTCCGGGACATCGCCGACCTGGTCGTGGACGTCACCGATGGGAGCTTGCCCACGCTTTCCGCGCAGTACACGATTCCCGCGTACACCATGCAGTGTGAGATGGTTTTTTTGGACACGGTTGAAAAGGAAAATTTCCAAAAGACCCCCAAAGAATATTTAATCACACAAAATCAACAAAACATATTTGTGGTTCCCAAAGGTCAGCACACTGCCAGGTTTAAATTAGATTTTACCAACCTGGTGAAGGAGTTGTATTTCGTGATACAGTCCAAGGGTGCACGAGTCTTTGATTACGACAACTACCGTCAGACGACGGAGGAAGGGCAGTTGGTGTTGTACGAACACCTTCGCTACCTGACACTCACCTTGGACGGTGCAGAGGTGTTGAACGAGTACACGGGTGCGATACCTTTCGTGAAGGCGGTGCAGGCGGCGATTCACCACGCGAAGACCCAGCTCATACGAAGGTTTTACAGTTATAGTTTTGCCCTCGAACCCGAGAAACACGAACCCACGGGTCAGGTGAATTTCAGTGTCATCAAAGACCAGTTGTTAGGGCTAAACCTGAACAAGAACACTCTACACGACAGAGAAGTGCGCGTGTACGCCAGGAGCTATAACATCCTTCGCGTGCACGAGGGAAAGGGTAAACTTATTTTTAACGTACAATACTAAATACGATGAAAACAGGATTCGGTGAATCATCGGGGGCGTACGAGATGCGCCAGGCCGAAGCCCTCGTGAATATCGTGACCCCGGTGTTAGAAAAGAGTATCTTGTTGGCGTGTAAGTACTGTCGCGCATGTGGACGCGATACCGTCTCCGCCAAGGATGTGGAATATGCTGCAAAATACTGCGCCATGCACACTGTCGGCGAGGACACAGGCTCCGTACTAGATGACCTCGAGGACGATGACGAGGACGAGGACGAGGACGACGAGATTGAAGTCGTCGATGAGGAGGTGTTCACCCGTTACGAAGGTCATGACCCCACACTGCAGGCCGTAAACCAGGCCTACGACACTTGGCACACGTGGGAGCCGACAATTCCCGTGGAAATAATGTTAAAAAATGCTATAGATGGAGGTGGAGGAGGGGGATGAACACCTTCCGGGTTGGGAGAATACCCACTTCAAAGCCATCTTAGATGATTCTTCGTCGTCATCTGATCCAGATTCAGATGAGGAAGAAGAAGAAGAGGATGTCGTCCCAGTACCCAGGGGGATGACCACTACAAACTACAAAAAAATTGTAACAGAAGAAGAACTTTTACCTGAATAAATATTTTTTTTCTGACTTAATAGTATAATTTTGCACCATGGCTGCCATTATTGACACCACGCCCACTGTCGTTGAAGAACCGAAGGTAGTCGCCCCCGTCGTGGTCGAGTCTGCCCCGATCACCGAGCGTGTCGTCGCCAGTTTCGACATGCTCTCCAAGCAACTCGAATCCCAAAGCTTGAACGCCCTCACCTCGGGCTTTTTCTTCGCCGCCGCCCTCGCGTGGATGGACGTGAGCCGTTCCGTCATTGGTCAATTCATCAAGGGCAACAAGAACGGTATCTTGCCGTTGAGCCTCACGGCGTTGGCCACCACCTTGCTCAGCATCTTGGTGTTCATCATCATCTCCTCTGTCAGCCCGCGCGTGGAGCGCCCGACGGGCCCGGTCTACGCGGTCGTGGGTCGATAAGCGTCAGGAGAACGATACCCAACAGTATAATCACCCCAATGGGAATCCATTTATACAGGTCGGTCTTTTCATCAACATCGACCTTTATAGGTGGCGGGAGTACCAACTCCTCCGGTTCGACGTGTCTCGTTAAGTTTTCCAGGCGGTCCGTGGAACACGTGATTTTAAATTTCAACGCGTGTTCTTGATTTCTAAAATCATAGGGAATGAGTTTTCCGTGACTCATGTAAAAAAATTCAATCTTCAGGGTATCCATCACCTTTTGTGCCCCGCCGTGGAACTCGTACACCAGGGGGTCGTCGTTGCCTCGAAAGTCCAGGACGTCGGAGCCGTCGAGGAGGAGCTTCCCGGTGTAAAACGGTGTTCCCGTGTACACGTGTTTCGTGAAATCATCAGACCCCGTGGTGAGTCGGAGACAGAGGGCGTTGGGACCTGAAAAGTTCGCGGGTCCACTGCGCACCTGGTACGAGGCGTTGGAACTCACGTCTGCAGACCCGAAACCCATGAGTTCGTGCGGCGTCGTGCGGTCCGTGACGTTGCTCTGGTAGCCGTGTGTGCCGGTGTTAAATTCAAACGTGAAATGACCCTCGCCGAGAGTGTTTGAAAAAAGGAGGGTGTGGTCGTCAAAGTACGTCACGACGTCCACGTTCGAGTTTGGTGGCGCCAGTGCAGTCTGCAAGGCGTCCGAGAGCACCTGAACGTTCGCATAGTCCCTCGTGGGGAGGGTGATGTTTGTGCCATCTACACTGAAGGTTTGATTAGTCGCACACACGTCAAACTGTTTCGTAGGGATGCGGGCGGACACGAGTTCAATCATAGACACGTCGTAGACTGGGTTTTCCAGTGTGATGACGTAGCTATTGGCGTAGGCGTACAACGTGGGGTCACGCTGACTGCTTTCTACGTCCAAGGTATGGACCTTCATTAAAATTAATGCACATAATTTTAATGAGTGTTTCTATGTGAAAAAATATACTATTTAGCAAATGCTCTGCGCAAACGGGTTGTTCATCAACTGCTTCTTGGTGGCGTTCAAACTCTCGGTCGTGGCGTACGGGTTGGCTTGACCCTTGTACGGGTTGAGTTGGTGGTAGTCCGCGTTCTTGTACTGTTGCGTCCACGCCCCGTTCGCTGGGTTCATGCGTCCATCGACCCGGGTGCTGTCCATGCGCACGGACGTGAGCTTCCCACCTTGCTTCAAGGCGCTCTCGCGAACGTTCATGCGCCCTGGGTTGCCCATGCGGTTGTTTTGTCCACGCTTGTCCTCCGGTCGGAACCCGTACTTCATCAAGGTGGCGTTGTCTCTGGTCTGCGCCGCCGCTTGGACCGCCGCGGAGTTCACGTAGGCGCCGTGGAAACTGTGGATGCCCGGTTGCACTCTGTCCATGTAGTTGAACTGTGCGTCGCTGATGTCGCTCTTGTTGCGCGTCGGTTCCTGGGCAATGGTCATGGCCGAGGTGAATCTCTTCGGTGGTGCGTGTTGCAACCCGTCCGTGCGCATGCCCGTCTCCGACCTGTTCGTCGTGCGCTTCGTCTTCTCGTGCTCCTGTCTAGGAGTGATGGCGCTCATGCCCTGAGCGCGACCGCGCGTCGGGGGAAGCCTGTCCAAGAGTTCCGTCGAACGTTCCGGGCGGTTCTTGGCGACATCACCCACGATACCTCGTCGTCCACCCATGGTGTCGGCGCCGTGGTTCACGCGACCTGGAAGTTGCGTGAGCTTGTACTCACCCACATTCGTGGGCATCACTCGGTAGAGCTGCTGGAAACCACCGACGGCGGCGACGTCGGGACCCACACCCAAACCAGGACCGACCAACTGCTTTTCCACCGGGGAGAGGTTGTTCATGCGCCCCTGGTCGTAGAGACGGTCTCGCATGTCCAATATTTCGCCGCCTGACGAGCGTTTCTGCGGCAATACTTCACCGAAACTCGGGACTTCCACTTTGTTTTGATACTCGATGGAACCCAAGTTTCCACCACCAAAGTTAAAATCATCATCTTCGTCGATGATGGGCGTGGCCGTGGCCGTGGCCGTGGGGACCGCCGGCGCGGCCGAAGCCTGGGTCGAGGTACTCAAGACCTTGCCAGCGTACACCAACGCTGCGACGGCTGCGATCGAAATGGGGTCTGCCATTCTTATTGTTTACTAATATTTTTATTATACCGCTGCTGGAATAACTCGTTTTGCACATCGGCGCGACTACTCGCCGGTTCGAATTGAGGCGTACGCAAGGGAAGCTTGCACGCCATGTCGTTCAGGGGGTAGAGGTTCTTTTCGTAGGTGAGCACCAACGGCTTGTTGAACCGAGAGGTGCTCTGAGGACGCAACTCATCGGAGGTGTCGATGTACTGCGCCGGGGAACCCTTACCCGCCATCAACGGCGCGGTGCCGTACAGCATGGTGTTCGGGCGTCCACCGTCGGCGTAGTTCAAAGAACTCGGCTGAGGGTACACGAAAACATCGTCCGTGGCTCTCTTGGCTGGGAGAGCGCCCGTGTTTTGAACGATGGAAAGGCCAGGCTGAAGTTGGTACGCCATTTTACTATTAGTAGAGAAAATGATTAGCGAGTATCTCCGGCGAGAGACAAACCTCTGAATGCCTCAAGTTGGGTTCCTCTGGCGTTCGGGTCGCACGACGCCATGTCCCCAGATTTACACATTGGACCGAATTTTGGACCGTAGAGCCACTCGGCGTAGGCCGTCTGGTCGCCTGGGATGGTGGTCACGGGCATGGTCACGAACTGTCTATTTGACGCACGTCGTTGGTATTCTGGAAGCGACGAGCGCGAGCGACCACCGTCGTATTGAATCTTGTCGTCGCCAAAGTATTTCACGTGCGACTTCATCGTGGGGTAGTAGCACGCACCATTACGCGCTGGGTTATCCGTGAGTAAGGCGTTGGCCATCGGGTTGTTCGACGTCGGAAGCTGGCAATCGCCATCGAGGCCCAAGGTGTCCGCGTTCGCGACACGCGCGGAACCACCCTTAATCATGTTCGAACGGTACATGACGTAGAGGACGCCGAGGACGGTGCCACCGAGAATGAAAATGCGCGGGTCGCGTCGAATCAGGTAGATGATGCACGTGGCGTAAATCACAAAACGAGACGCGGCGTTCAGTCTATCGGCTGGGGTCTGGTTGTTTGTCGGCCAAAATTCTAAAACCTTGTCCGAGCGAACGAGCTCTTTGAAATCTTCAAACCAGGGTTTCATTTAATATAACAAGAGGTTTATTTTTTCAACATGC